CAGAGCAGGAGTATGGGCAGGAGAACAAGGCTATCGGGTTCTACGTCAAGAGAGGGAGCAGTTATCCGTGCGACATTTGTCAAAATGAAGCCGACGCTGGCATCCACTCTTTCAAAGACCCATATCCGCCATTTCACGTTTCGTGTTGTTGCTACACAGTATTTGCATTCAAGGATAATAAAAAGAAATAAGATTATGATTGAAGAAACAAAAGGATATACATTATCCGTCGATACATACAAGAAGGCGAAGGCTCTCAAGATGAAAGACCCTCGCTATTACATCTATGCCAGCCTCCGTGGCTCAGGTATGCCAATGAGGGATTGTTGGGCAATCGCCTTTCAGGGAGAAGGACTCAACTGGGAGAAATCCTTCCTCGAAAACGAGATGAACTTGCTTGAAGCCCAGGAGTCCGTTCAGAAGAGAATCGCAGAGGTGCAGGGTAAGAAAGCGAAGAACGAGGACGCTGAAGAGCTTTCTCCTGAAGAGTTAGCGAAAGCTACCTCCAAGGAGCAAATTCTCAAAGACCTGGTATTGGCTCAGCGAAAAGCCAAGTATGGATCACCTGAGTGGCTCAAGATAGTTGCGTCCATTGCAGACTATAACAAGATTAAGCAGGACGAGATTGATACGGAAAACAATGTGGTCCATTACTACATTCCTCTGTCGATGCCAAGATGCTGCGAGGACTGTATTATCTTCAAAAATGGCCAGGCGACCTTTCAAAAGAAGAAGAAATAGTTAAATTCGTGTTAAAGTAACTTTGTTTTACTAGAATTTCAGCAAAACCAAGTACCTTTGCATACAGTTTTATGTTTACAGATTCTTTCTGCGAATCATAATTCAAAATTTTGGTTAACATAGAGGGACAGTGTCTTCACAGATGCTGCCCCTCGCTTTTTAAATAAACATATAAGTAAAAGAAAACAAGTCAATCAGGGATACTTCTCTCCAGTGATGAGTTCAAGCGCAATTCGCACCTGATCTTCAAGCATATCGTTATTAAACGTAGGAAGAACGCCGTATGATGGCAGTTTCTTCGTCTCTGCGGCCTCCAAAATGAACTGGAGTGCCTGTACCAGGGAAGTATGGTCTTGAACGACCTCAAGCAATTTATCACTCATCCTTGCCTCCTTCCTTCTTAATCTGTTCTGCCATCTCAAGAATAGTCTCGGCATGCTTGTCTCGGTCGATGACTTCCTGTACAGCCTCATCGCTCTCCCTGCGAAGCTGCTCTTCAGTCTTACCCTCGTCGGCAGCAGCATTCAGTCTCGCAGACTCACGAGCAAGGTATTCGTCACGGAGCTTCAACTTACCTGCCGTGTATTCTGCATCTCCAGGCAACGATGTATCCGCATACATAAGCTGGGCAAATGTCTCGATGATGTTTCCATCATCCTTGGAGAACTCATAATGGTCTCCTACAGCAACAGGAACACACTCATCGAGTGCAGCGTACATGGATGTACCTATAGAGTATTCAATTCCCCATGTGCCGGCAATGTTCGCAATCTTGATGAAAGGCAGCGAGCCTCTCTGTAAATGCTTCTTGATCTCAGCAGGAATATCCTCTCTGAGTGAAGCAACTTCTTTCTTAGACAAGCTCTTGCTGAACTTCAGCACGGTGAAGTGTCTTGTCTTGATAGTCTTTCCAAATGGTAATGCCATGATAACAATATTTTAAAGTTCAACTTTTATTTCCTTATACTCGAAATCTGTGCAAGATGGACTCTCCTCAGAAGTAAACCTAATCTCATTAGGGTGGTTACAAGCTCCATTCTTGAAGAAGAAGCAATCCTTGCACGTATATACCAGCGGAATAATGTCTCCGCAAGCATCATCGTCAGGATTTACGTATGTATATAAGTTTTTGCCCATGCAATATGGGAACTCATAATCTTCATCATTCAATAATACGCAATCCTTGCAAGTGTAATCAGTCTGTTCCATGTTCCTTACGTTTTTGATATTCCATCAATGTCAAGATACAATAGTTAGCGCAGTCAAGAAGAGCATCTTCCAATGGTTCATTAGCGACTTGTGCCTCATTGTCCTTCAACGTCTTGATGCGATTCACTTTTTCTCGTATCTTTCCGTAGCCGTAGTTGATACCAAGCTCATCATACATTTCGGAAAAAGCATTCCCATAATCGTGATTCTTACGCTTGTAGGTATCGCTCATCTTGTCGGTGATAGCTTTGAAAGCTTTGCAATCTTCATTTGACAGCTCATCGTTATTCTCGTATTGTGGAATATTAAACTTGCCAAGATAACGACTCATAAAGTTTCTTTTGTTTCCACCACGACTGCCACCAACAAAAGCATAATTTGCTATCCAATCATTTTGGGGTACTACTGTACTTATAACACCAACAGGAAGTTCCAATCCTCTGGTTGCATGCTTATTTTTATTTTCGCTTGCAATTACAGAATCTTTCCATTCATCAATCAGCTTTTCTGCGTATTCGGGATAGAAGCCATTCTTCTGCAAAATATCTAAATCTACGCGTACATTAGTAATGTCACGAACTTCACAATAAACACGGTCATCTTTAACAGACTTTACACGAAAAACATCTGTAGGTCTAATCAGTGACATGCAGCATCCTTTCCTTGTATTGACATAATATAGAAATCCTCCTCTGGTGCGTTCTATACTCTCGCACGGAAGTAAAAACTCCAGCCCAACCTTAATATCTTCTTTCTTAATCATAAGCTATTCTCCTTTTGTATGCACGTAGCCACAGATGCCGACGTACATGATGTATTTTAAGTATTTAAACATTTTTCCAAGAATCTACTATATGGAGGAAAATTCTCCGCAAACAACAAATCCAAACCAAGAATGTCCTTATGGTTTTTCTTCACTTCTTCTTTGCTAATTAGTTTCATCATTCTCAATCTCAATAAAATCTCCGATTCCCAAACGAGCCATGTTGATGCAAGACGCAATCCAACCAATCAAGTAGGCAGAAGGCTCGCCGCCGTGTTCCAAGTCAGTATATTCCTCGATGGCATCGCAGACGTGAGAAGCTTCATGGCAGCAGTAGTTCATCGACATAACCTTCTTACACGGAAACGATACAAGAACGCCGCGCCTTCTGTCGCTCTTCCTGACAGCATCGGAATACGTAACGCCGCCGTAATCAATATCGGGAGCCTTGCATTTGTCAAAGCAGGAATCTATCAGTTCTTTCAGGTCTTTACCGATGTGTACCCAAAGTTTCAAAGGGTAGATTCCGTTTTCGTATTCGTAATATCCTTTCTTCTTCATATTCTCAACTATTTCTGTTTTGATACAATATCGATAGCAGACAATAATGTCTTTTCGCTGATACCATTTCCACGACCAACACCATCTTTCTCTATTCTTTCAAGAGATTTCTCAATAGAGCAAAAATCATCCTGAGAATTACTTATAAAGCCATCAAGTTCTTCACTTACACTACTGATACAATCGTTGTTTTTTTTAACAATAGCTTCAAGACGGCCGAAACACTTGTCGATATAATCCTTCAACCTTTCTTCATGCTCTATGATAGTTGCAGAGTTTGAGATTTTCCCATCCCCCCAGTAATTATCTACGCGTGCGTAATAATCACCTTTTTCATCGCTGTGTTTTTTGCAAGATACGACTCTTAACGCAACGAAATTTTCTCCATCCATTACCGCATACACTCCTTCTCCAAATGGATATAGTTCGACTTTTTCTGCATCCTCCCTAGTTTCGTTTCTTTTGTATGCGACCTTTCCTAAAACGCTAACTCTAATTTCCATATCTCAACTATTTATTATGTAATCTACCAATATGCCACTTTGAACAAACCTTGCATAAGTAAGGATGCCAACCAAGTGCCTTTAACTTCGGATTTTGATTCAGAAACTCCCAAGCATCATCCTCAGTCTCGTATGCAACCTTCGCCTTCCATGAATGAACCTTCCTGGTCCAATGCTCAGGATCCGGCTTGAACGGCGGAACCTTGTTCGGATTGTGATGTCTTCTCATACCAATTCGCAGATTTTATCTAAATGACTTCCCATATAAGGCCATATCCCGTCCGCATTCTCGAACTTTCTACGTATCTGTTCAAACCTGAATACGAGAAAGTCATCATCAGAAGCCTTCCACATCTTCTTAAGCCACTCGTCATTGAGCCGCTCTGTGGTTTTCCTGATTCCGTCGCCATGGGGAATCAGACATCGAGTTCTGTCACCATCAAAGAAGACATCACAAACGTGAAAATCAATTTCTTTACCCATAAGCTACAAACATTTAAATGAAACGCTATTCAACGTTCTGTTCACTGCGATCTCCCTCTCGTTGCACATGGTCCTCATGCACTCCAGGGCATCCTCGCGAACAGCAGTCATAATCTCGCTCATCGAAGCAGTGGCCGGAACAATATTCCCGTCAGCCTTCTTCTTCGTGATACAGGAGATAATTTCCTTGATATATTCCTTGTCTATCATAGAAATCTGTTTTATAACCGTTAATCATCAGGCTGAATGAAGCTCTCCGGCTGCTTAATGTCCTCCTCACCACGCAATTTATTCTTCACGTCATTGATGAGAAGCTCCTGCTTCAGGTCAATCATCTGCGCGCCGTACACCTGATACGTCATTCCTCCCTGTGACCTCTTCTTGAAGAAGCCGTACTTGTCGCTCATATCACGCCCGAACTTCTGAATCGTAGGGATATCCTTATCCTCGACATCGTTGGCCTTGCAGAACTCGACGAACCTTTCGTACATCTCCTTGGCAAGCATGCACTCCGAAATCTCGCCCCTCGCCTCCCGACTGCACCTCATATCATACGCCCTTATCCAGGCATATATAGGATTGCTTCCTAGGAGAGAGATGAGCAGCCGCCTCCTGCTTCCCTCAGCTGCCGGGAACCTATACTTCCTGCTCCTCAGCTCCATCGCGCCGCGGAATATCCAGTTGAACACTCCGCTCAGCTCTTCACGGATGATCTTGCTAGCCAGCTCCGGGTCCTGTCTCTCCTTTGGGATGGTCACGTCGAAGCTCACGTACTGCAAGCGTCTGATGAATCCGAGCGACGCATCGTCAGGGAACGGAAGTTCATTGAGGTTGAAGATGAGGTAGGGGATTGAGTTCCCCTCCAGGATATCCCTTCCGAGCTTTCTCATCGGGACGGGCTCACCGCTCACAAGTCTCTTGAACATTCCGGTATTCTTCCTTCCGAACTTCTTCGGGTCGGAATCGGAAGACCAGTTGAAGATGGCGTTCCTGATGGGATACCTTCCCCTCATTCCCTCGTCACCGTCGGCAGTGAGGTCGGCGTAGTCCATCTTGCTTATCCTGTCCTTGCCGAATATGTTGCAGGCAACGTCGAAGATGACACTCTTTCCGTTGGCTCCCGTACCTATAAGGAGAAGACAGAGCTCAATCTTCGATGACTCCTTCCCCTCGTACGGATTGTATGCAGTACCTCTCTGTATCAGTCCCAGTCCGAGGAACATCTGTAGGATCATCCTCGACGTCCTGTCCGGAAGGACCTCCTTGATGAAGTTCATCCACCTGTCACACTTCGCCTTCGGATTGTAGTCGTATGGGTGGTAGTATGTGACATGGTATTCGGGAGAGAACGGCATCACGTTCGGATACTTCAGCCCGCTGCCGAAGTCAACAACTCCGTTGGCGAATGCAACGATGTCGAAGGTAGGTCTCAGTATGTTGTAGCACTCTATCACCTCCATGAACGACTTGTTCATCACCGTACTTATGCCTAGCATCGGAGCCATGGCCAGGTCGAGGAGCAACAGCTGGTAAGCCTGCTCAAGGACTATCTTCGGAACAACTTCGTATATCTTGCCGTTGAACATGTAGTACGAACCACCATAGTACTTCACAGGAGCCTTCTTTGCCAGACGTCTCATTGACCTGATGAAATTGGACTTCAGCTTGTTGTACTTCTCAGAGTTCGCCTTACCCCAGTCCTGACAACGGAGCTCTTCGAATCCGTACTCGTCATGTCTCGAAAGGTCAAGCAGCTGAGCGTGCAATGTGTCTATAGCAATACCATTTTCCATTTATGTACAATAATAATATTAATTTTCCGTTATTGTGTAGGATTACCCCCGATAAACAGGGACTTTCTGACGGATAACACGTGTCAGCTCGTCCTTACAACATGTCGACTATAAAATATCGACAATACAAAGATAAGGAAAATATCCTGAATATACGCTAAAACACTAGTATATAAAGGGTATAAATATACATTTTGGATATACATGAAATGAATATTAGATATACATTTATGGTTTTGCTCACCTATATAGAAGTTAATGTTGCCAAATGTTAAAAATAGGTAGATGAATGAATATGCATAAATATGTTTTCGGTAGCAAAAGTAATTAAACCTTACAAGTAGGTTAAAAAATCGGAAGAAAAAATTTTTAGACGAGGTGACTACCGCGCTGATTTATAGCTCTATAAGGGGGTATGGGGTCTATAATAAAAATATCGTACAAATTATGTTAGTTTACACTATATAAACCATCGTGAAACACTAATCTTTACACTTTTTAACATTGTTGGTTTATATTATAAACTAACTTTTGTAACTCCTTGAATATCAACACTTTACACTGTATTTTAATTCCGTTTTTCCGTATAATTATACACCGTGGAACACAAAAGTTTATTACAAAATAATTGACGTGAAAAACCTTTACCATATTTATACATGTATAAATATTCACGGTTTAACATAATGAATATATTTTAACCAAAATAGTAAATAGGTATTACATATATAGTTAAAATTATATATCCTTAACCGACACTTTGGCAGTCGTAACTATTTGATTTACAGCTAGTTACGCATTTGTAAAGATTAATGTTTATTAAGTTAAATATTTAACAAATACTGCCACCTTGATTTTGTAACTAGCTGATAATTAGCTACTTAAATGTATGACACGGTGTCATGTATGTTAAATTAATTAAATCCTAACAAATACTGCCATTCTCTGTAATTGTTTCAAAACATATAACCTGCTGATAACTAGATACTTACAATATGTTAAATGCATTTTTATGCTATTTTAAACTAGTTGTTTGGCATTCCGTTTGTTATTATATAGGTAACAAGGGATTTTCCTTGTAAACAATTTAAACAGATAAGTATATGAAAGAATTAGAAGTAAAGGGCGCTCAAGGTTACGAGCACAGCAACACGAAAGTTGCCAGTTATGTAAGCGAGTGCAAAAGTAGTGCAACACTCGCACAATGTTTAGAAGTGCTTAATAGTTACCGCAAAAAGCTATTAAGCGAGTGCACCAACAAAGAAGTAGTAGATGCAAAAAAAGCTCTAGACAATGCACGTGCTAACTATAATAAGTTAGCTACAAAGTACGTGCTTTCAGACTCTGATTACTGCAACCTACAAACAGAAGTGGTAAGAAGTGCGGTATCTGAATATGCAAAGAAGCATAAATTGCCGAATTTCTTCGCTTGGTTTGACAACAACAACAAAGACGTACAAACAACAATTATCGACAGTTTGCAGCGTTTGGGTAGTAAATTGTGTGCTTTACATCAAGCATTTGCAAGCGGTAACAAGGTAGCAAAGAAGAAGTCTGAGACTATCTCAGATTTGCAGAAGCAAATAGCAGATTTGCAAGCAAAGTTAGCAGCAGCGCAAAAGTAAGTAACTAGATAGGTAGCTAATAACTACCTATCTTTTCCCCTACATTTTCCCCACGGACTATCTAGCAGGTAGCCAGTGGGAAATTTTACTCCAGGTTTTTCAACTTGGAGCGGGTCGTCGTATCCTTATTTTTCCCACACAATTGGTAAACCTTGTCGTGGTGTGTGGGCTTAACTCAGAGAGAGAATTTATTCTCCCTCAGGGGACTAATTGCCAAAATTCAAGAGAGCTATCCGGCAAACGAATCTGTAGTGATACAGAAAGGCGGGCGAGAAATCCCGTCGAGGGTAGCGAGAGAGCACAGAGCCACCACGATACCGAATGAGATGAGGCACGTGGAAAGAGCAAGAGCCGTAGCTGTGCAGTTATCGAGCGAGATGACGGACGGATAAATCATAATTCATATTCTACCGGTTTGGAATTGTCCGGTCGGGCTGGTTACCCGAGAATCAATTGTGTGTGCAATCACGATTTGCAGCGTATCAAGGCGCACACTATCCACGCTGACTGAAAGCGGTTGCTTGTCATCCGTGCGAGATTTATCTCCTCAGAAACAAACAAGCTGCTGGCAGAAGCATAAAATCTGTAGGGTGTGAGCCACGTAGTTAAGACGATAAAGATAAAACGTGGTGCAAAGATGCACATCCTGGCTAACGGGGCGGGGAGAAATCTCCGCTCTACAATTACAAACCATTTAAATATTAGAATTATGAAAGAACAGATTTTGAAGAAGATAGGAAAGACGCTTGTGCGTATTAATGTAACAGACCAGAGTGCAGAGGATGCCTACGATGAACTCGTTAACAGCAGCCCTCGACTGTTTGGTATGCTTTCCAGTATCTACAGACTAAACGAGGAAGAAGAGAATTTCGCTTGGTCTGCTGGAATCGCCTAAAATCTCCCTACATTTGTAGGGAACAATAACCAAAATTATTAGAATTATGAGTACGATATCATTAGATTGCAGAGGGATGAGAATGATGGAGCGGTATATTGCAGACTTACAGACAATATACAGCCACGTAGAATTTATGAGCTACAACGGAAAAAGACTTACCGTTGCAGTTCTAGCCTAAAAATCCGTAGCCAGTACGATAATTGCCGTGTTTGGCTACGGAACAATTACCAATAAAATTAGAATTATGACAGCGAGACAGATTATTTATTCAAGCACGATAATTGTGCTTGGATTTATTCAGAGTGTTCCTGCTCTGTTGTGTTTAGCAAGTACGAATATTGCCATTATTCTGCTTGGAATATTTTGGGGAATTGTGCTTGGAATATTTTGGAGCAGTACGATAATTGGCAGATGGTTCTTCAGGGAGCTGTGGAGATCTACGCTCCGCTTGGAGAATTTCATCCTGCCTGGAGTGTGAGAGATTTGGAAAGTACGAAAATTGTGCTTGGAAACATTTAGCTAAATTCTGCTTGGAGGAATCCAGGCAGTACGATAATATAACCAATTAAACAAAAGAATTATGGAAAAGTATATCGTAAGAAAGGGCGTGCTATCTGCTGCGCTCGTATTATTTACAAGTTTCGTGTGTGGTTTCATTGCCATCGTAGGATTTGTGCTTGGAGATTTTCAAGCCGTTTTATATTCTGCGGTTCTTGAAATGTGCGGTCTGTTTATCATCAGTGTGATGATAGATGCCATCCAGCAGCAGATAGAGGATATCTGTGACTAGCCAAAACTACCGCTTGGAGATATTCGGGCGGTATCTAGTATTAACCAATTAAATTACAGAATTATGAAGAAGAATATTTTCGTGGCATTGTTTGCCGTAGTGTGTGTTGCATTAGTAGTTGTTTCAGTTACTCTGTACAATTGTCACAGAGCAAACGTGATGCTAAGAAAGACTGTTATTGCTCAAGCGAACGAGATTTCAGAGCTTAACGGCTGTCGCACATCAGAGGACACTACGATGTTCGTAGGTCTCAGAAAGTAGCCAAATCTGAGAGGAGTTTCCGCTCCTCTCTTCTATTAACCAAATTATTAGAGAAATATGGATAGAATATTAAAGCAAGATTTGAGCAAGAATGAGGTTATAGACCTCTTGCGTGGAATGGACGCACAGGAAGTTGAGGGAAATTTCTCTGTACGTCGTGTACTGATCAATACACAGGCGTGTGACGTATTCGGTGGAGAACCTGAGGACTCTTATCCTCTCATCCCCGGTACGTACATGGCATTGTATTACAAGAGTATTGCCGGAGACCCGTATCCGCTCTTTGAGGGAATATGTGAAAACATAATGACTGACGAGAAAAAGAGCCAGACTCTCCTGAATGGCGATGGCATTATTCTGATTTTCCTGCTCAACAAGTACGAGTAGCCAAAAATGTGCTCAGCATTTTCCTGGGCATACTATGTAAAACCATTAAACAAATCGAATTATGTTAGACAAGAAATCACAGAAGAATTTTGAGCGTGCGTTGCTCCATGAGATGGAGAAGATCAAGATTGCTGCACGCCAGTGGCACAACAACAATACAAGGGGTTACAGAGATTTCCGTAGCAAGGAGGCTATCTCCAAGAGCTTCTCTGAGATTGCAGTATTGTGTATGAGCTAAAATGTGCGTGGCGATTGTCACGCATGCTATTCACCAAAAATTTATAGATTATGATAGATGAAGAATACAAGGAGAATGTAGAGTACATGAACTCTGTCATCCTGCCACAATTACAGGAGACTCAGAGAGAAGTATTGAAGAATCCATCAAGGCTCACTCTTGACATCAGCGTGAGAAATGACAACGGCGAAGGGTATATCAGTTCTTTTGCCTGTGTCAGAAATGGCATGGGAGGAGAAATAACGGATACCTGTTATCCACGTTTCATCTGCGCAGACAGCAAAGAGGAGATGGACGAGCTCTTCAACGAGCTTAAAGAGTTCATCAAGAAGTACTCAGCCTGTGAAAATTGAGGGAGTTTTATCTCCCTCTCCTACAAACCAAAATGTAGAATTATGAGTAAATGGGTGAAATTTTATCACAAGATTAACAAGTTTGACCTTGTGAACATGAGATTTACAGAGGATTTCAGTATCGTGGAAATGACTGGTATGGATTCTATCTTGCCAGTTGATGGCAGATTTAATCTGTCATCCATACGAGCAGAGATTCAGAAGTATATCGAGAGCATGGAGAAAATCGAGAGTTTCGACCCTTGTGCGTTCTCAATCCTCACCGGCAGTTCTATTCTGTGTGCTTCAGAAAGTCCGGTGTACAATCTCTGAGCCAGAACTGGGCAGTACGATAATGTGCTGCCTGCTATTAACCAAAACAGAATATATTATGAGTAAGAAAAAAGTTGCAGGTCTTGAGAGACCTTACTCTCCTCGCAAATTAGGAGAGTTATTGTGTGAATACATTGTGCAGGGTGGATTTGAGGAGAGCGCAAAGCTTGATTATTTCTCCCCAAGCGATGATGATATGACCGAAATCAAGAAAGAGACTTTTGACGTATTCTCTATTACTGAGTTCGGTTCAAATGAGGGCATTTACACGTCTTTCTACATTGATTATCCTGGAGAAAAGCGCATACGTCTGATGTGCGCCAAGACTTTGGGCGAGTCAAAGGAAGATTATGTAAATATGCATATAATGGGAGCAAACATTTGCTACTCTTTTATCAAATTCGTAAATAGAAATCTGGACAGCTTTATATGGTACGGATATTATGTCTATTATGCAATAGATAAAGGAGTAAAAAAATATTGCTGGTGTCATTCTATCGAGAGCGTTTATAATAACGCTGACGACATTCTACAGAAGCATCCTAATGCGAGAGTATACTACATTGATTGTCAAACTCGAAAGAAGTATGGGTACAACTTCTAGCCAAAACTGCGGGGCACGTCCTGTGTCCTGCATCTATTATTAACCAAATCAAAATTAGAATTATGACAGACGGAGACAGAAGGTTCCTTGCAAGGCTCGTAGCGAGCCACAAGGCTGTTATCAGCGAGGAGTGTGCGAGAAAGAAGCTCGACAAGAGTGAGTATTTCAGACGTACGGCGAGAGTAGACAGAAAAGCAAAGGAGATTGAGCATGCCTGTATGCGCCCTCGCAAATTCTAGCCAACATTCTGTGCAGTCTATCTGCACAGAAACCATGTTAAACCATAAAAATGAGAATTATGAACGAAAGACAGGAAATTGCAGCTATCAGAACAGCTGCCGAGATGAGTGAGCAGAATATGAAATGGTATTCATATATATTGGATTCCATCCACTCCGACGACGTAGATGTCAGCGTCTTGAGCGACAAGATGAAAATCGAGTTCGCATTCAAGATGTTCCACGAGGAGATGGTAAAGAACGACAAGCGTAAAGTATCACGTCTTAGTCTGCTTACAGACTGGCTCCAAGGGTTGTGTAGTACCGTAAACATAGCGTTTGCGGATTACGACATCAAGCAGATTGGAAAGTTATGGAAATGCCATGACCACAATTTTGTGGAAGACTGGTTCAAGAATATAGCAAAGAAGATGCTCGAACTCGCCTATATCCTTGGAGTGAACACAGACAAGTATCTCTATTAAGCCAAAAATCCTGCGTGGAGACACGTAGGAACTATTAACCAAAATTAAACGAATATGAGAAAAAGAAACTACAAGACCATACGTGGTCTTATGAGACAGAAGTATCATGGATTTCTGTCTGTTGCAGATGTTATTAGTGGGGATTATTACCACAAACATGGATGGTATCAGCCGTTCACTCTAACAGATGAAGCGTTGAGAGAGTTTACTGATGGTATCTGTGGCGCTCTTAATATGAAAGACAAGGATAGCATTTTTGACAACATAAGATTTGGCAGAGTTGAGAATTGCGGTATCCTGGAAAGGATTGGTGTTGAGTACTTACGCAGTGGTAAGTTGAGCTACACATACATGGCTGGTCAGGACTATCCGTCGGAAGCTCGTTTTGTAAGAAAACTCTTGAGATGCAAGTAAGCCTAAAAAGGTGCGCCCGTGTGTGAGCGTGCCTTCTATTGATTAACCCTTTAATTATTTGAATTATGGCGAATAAATATCAGATCACAAACCAAAAGCAGCTTCGTGAAGCATTCTGGCAGTTTTGCGACGAGTGTGGTATCGACTACACTGGCAAGAAGACAAAGTTCAACCTTGACTTGAACATGTCTTTCAATGACTGGAAGGACGGGCTACAGAAAGATGGTGTAATAAGCGACAAGCTTTGTTTCAGAGCTCTTCTGTATTAAGCCAAACCAATCCTCACTCTCACGGGTGGGGATTTCTATTAACCAAACAGATTGAAATATGAAGAAAATTGAGATTACGAGAGCTGGCATGGGCGAGAAATGCCCATACCCGAAGTTCAGCAAATTACTGGCAAAAGGCTACATAATGTGCCATCGCTGCAAGTATTGTGCTGAAATTATCAGTGAGACAGAAATAATGTGTGACTATAATTAATCTATGATTATGAGTGAATTAGAAAAAATCCTGAATGACGATTTACTGAAGTGTGAAATCGTAGAATCGGTAGAGAATGCTGCAAGGCGTGTGGATCTCATCAAGTGGACTCACGGCAATACATTCTCTATTGCCGAGGTACGCAAGGATACCGGCAAACTAGAGGTTACAGATGTTCCTGGGACAGATGAGCTTGAAGCATACAAGCATTTCTACAGAAAATGTGGCGATATCGCCATAATTAGCTAAAACTCCCCACGATAATGTGGGGAACCATTACGAACCATTTAAAAATAGAATTATGGCAAAGAAAGTTTATGCGCTCTATCGCACAGACAACTGGCATACATACGATAGCCGTGAATTACTTGTTGTAGCAGGTAGTATCAGAAGATGTTGTAAGGTAGCCAAGGACGACGGAGCAACAAAAGAGCAGATTGAGGATTTGCGTAGTTACCGCCATCAATCCCAGTGCAACGAATCCGATTACGAGTACGACATTGATGAGTACACGCTCAATGAGAGTTTAATCAGCTAAAATCCCTCTTCGGAGGGAACCATTATGAACCATTAAACAGATGAATTATGGAAAAGAATATTGTAGAAGTTGTTATGAACAACAAGGGTGAAGTTATCGAGAAAGTAGCCGATTATATCGGAGTTGAAAGCTTCGCCAAGACTATCGAGGAACTATATCGTGAGTGCCTTGAAAATTTCGATGACGCAGAGGATCTGGAAGAATACATTGCTGATATGTTCGAAAAGAATATCCAGTCCCTTGCGTGGGAGTTTACTCACAAGGTAAACAGAGAGATGAAGAAATATCTCCATCTTGACGGCCAGCGCATGGATGGAAATTTTGCCAATTTGTACAACGATTATCCCAGACACGTTACAGGTACGTTCTGGGCGACTGACTACGATGGCGACGATTACTACGATTTGTATCCTTCCATGGTAGCCAGACTTGATGCCGCAGAAGACAGCGAGCAGGCGAACAAGGACAGAGCGTACCTCGAAGAATGGTATTTCAAAGCATTCGGTACGTACAACATCAAGTACAATTTCTCCAACGAGCTTGAAGAGATTCACTCTATGATGGAGGAAGCTTACGAGGAAGCCTAACAATATCCCCTAGCATGGGGATATTCAATGTTAAACCATTTAAATGAGATTAGATATGAGTTACGAATTTGCAAAGAAGGAAATCGGTGATTACAGAATCACCATTTACCAGGATGAGGATGCCGAATGCCCTTGCACTGAATGGGATTTGGTGGGTGTGTATCTTTGGGAGTATACCAGTTGTGGTAGTGGAAGATTAAGTAACGGCTGTAACTGGGATGAAATATACGACAGAAAATACGACACTAACAACCATAGTTTGCAGGATGCTCTTCGTGAGCTTGTATACAAGTACGTTCCACAGAATCGTCTTGTAAAATATCTGAAGAGCAACAAGCACCGCTCTGCCAAATTATCGTATGATAGAAGCTCTCATGTTTGGGAACTTGATTATTACGACAGCAGAGAGGCATACAAGACTTCGGTAGAGTTTACTCCTGACGAAATCAAGAACTATGACATGAGAGCAGAGATGATCGAGCCTATGAACAACGAGGACTTGATATGGCTGCTTGATGACATAGCTTACGAAATCGTGATATACGAGTGGTCTTCTACGGGATACTGCCAGGGAGACTACATAGAAGGCATTGCCTATTGCGACAAGGAGCGCTTCAAAAAGATGGTTGATACAAATACCAAGAACTGGAAGAATCGTGCCATCGAGCTGTTTGAGAGCGAAGTCAAGAATATTGGTATGTGGATGTGGGGTGATGTAAAAGGATTTGTCCTTGAAAAGAAGCGTCACTACACTAAAAAGTACGACGACGGAGACACTTCTGACTCCTACGACTGGGAGGAGATTGATTCATGCTGGGGAGAGTACTACGAAGATGCTGATGACCTCATCGAAGAGGTTATCGAAGAACACGGCTTACAGCCGAAAGATGCAGCCTAACAAGGGGAGCTTGCATGCTCCTCTTCCATGAACCAAAATTGAAGAATTATGAAAGCAAGACTTTATCACGACACAAGAAAGAAGTTCCGTGACTACATTGATGCCTGGAGTATATACTTTCCTTATCCTAAGTGGATGAGAAAGGAGAATCCTGGAGTGTACGGATGCTTTATCAGCTGTAAGCCGACAGAAAGCGGCATGATAAGGTGTATCGTTGCCTATGATGAGTTTATTCCGGGTCTTTGCAGCAGACCTTATCTCGGCAAGAGGGTAGACGTGAAGACAACCCCAAAAGCATTTCAGAAGATTTTCCGTCATCTGGAGAGGTTGTGGAACAACGCAATCACCAAGAATACGGACGAGGCGTGGGAAGCATGGAACAGAGCCTAAAATTGGTAGCCAGTTGGCTACCTGCCAATAACCAAATATAGATAATTATGATTATAGATGAAATTTTAGACAGAAAGGGCGGCAGGAGATTTGTTGCAGAGGCCTTTAAGCGATACGTCTTGAAGGAATCCGTTTATTTCGGGTTCAAGTATTTCTCAGAAGCATACAGCAAGTCTTCTGACACAGATAGGGAGTATTTCGTAAAACGTGCCATTATCAAGTACATAGTGGAAAACGGATACAATATTAACATTATCAATTTTGTCCTTGCCGTAGATTGGACTTAGCCTGAATAGTACGCACATTCTGCGTACTTCCATTATTAACCAAATTATTAAAGATTATGAAGAGATATTACGTATCAGTCACAGAGACTTTAAACAAGGTAGTCAGCGTTGACGCTGAGAGCGAGAAAGAAGCTAAGCAGAAAGTTCAGGAGGCCTATGATAATAGCGATATTATTCTCGGCTCTGATAATTTTGCGGGCGAGACGATAGAAATCGAAGAAGATGACCAGTATTACAAATCTACCGACAACGAGTATGACGGATATTATCAGCACATCGACTTGCCAAACGGGGAGAGCAATCTCCCTACCAATAACCAAAACATTATAGATATGAAGAAAATCGAGGTAGGAATGAGAGTATACTGTGACATACATTCTCAGTCAAAGGAGCACACCGTGACTCACGTTTCAGAGAAAAGAGGATTCGCGGGAATTGATAACGAGTTCTGGTGGCCTATAGACCAGTGCTTCCCTTGCGATGAAGTAACATTGCCTAAAAAGCGCAGCTAAGGACTGCGCACTATAACCAAAACAAGAAGAATTATGAATGAAGACAGAATCCTAAGTATGTTCTTCGAAAAAGCCAGATGGCAGTACGCTATCGAAAAAGGCTTATTCAAGGACATGAACAAAGCAGTAATGTATCAGCTTACAACGCCGGAGGCTCGTCTGGCTATGTATCAGAGGATCGAGAGCGGCAATTACAAGATAATGCCGCCACACACAGCGAAGATTCCGAAAGACAACGGAGATTTCCGTACGGTCTATGTGAATGAACCTGTAGACAGAATCCTACTGAGCATAGCAAACGACCTCCTGTTCGAGCTGATGCCAGAGATGGTGCATCCACGCTGTACGTCATACCAGAAAGGTATCGGCTGCGGTTGTGTGGTGCAGGAAGTGTCTCGGATAATATACTCGGCAGAGGGAAAAATCATCGGATGGAAAGGTGACTTCTCCAAGTACTTCGATTCCGTGCCTATTCGATTCATTGATTGGGCATTTGACAAAGTAGAGGAGAAGTTTGGAAAATCTGCACTGATAGATGTCATTCGTGACTACTATCACACAGATATCTATTTCGATGAGGACAACAACCTCTGTGAGAAGTATCAGTCCCTCAAGCAGGGATGTTCTGTTGCTGCATGGCTGGCTGATGTCATTCTCTATCATCTTGACGACAAGCTATCTAAGCTTAACGGATATTACGTCCGCTATTCAGATGATACTCTGTTTGTCGGTGAAGACTATGAGAAAGCCATGGATATCATGAAGAGCGAGCTGGAGATGATGCAGATGACGCTCAACCCGAAGAAGGTTGAGTATCTTGACGCTAATCACTGGTTCAAGTTCCTTGGATATTCCATCAAGGGTCACAATATCTCCCTGTCATCTACACGTATCAAGACCTTTCAGAAGGAGATTGAGAAGAGGACGATAAAGAAACGTGATACTACGATGACAAAAGCCATCAATGCAGTAAACAGGTATCTCTACAAGGGGTACTGCGATTATTCCTGGGCTACTCAGGTTCTTCCGGTCATAAACGTGAAAGAGGACATCGACAAACTCAACACCTTCGTTATGGACTGCATCCGTGCGGTCAAGACAGGCAAGAGTAAAGTTGGTGGTCTCGGATACGTAAAGACTCAGGCTGTAGGTTGCATAGACCGAGGTCGTGGCAGGAACGTGAAAGCCAACAGGATTAAGACAGAGAGCGAAATCAAGGGGTATCTATCGATAGGCTGTGCTCAGAATGCCTTGCGAACGAGCAGGGCAGCGTACAACACATTGATAAATACTCTGTAGGTTAGCACCTAGCGCAAGGATTTGCCGGAATGAAGACACAAGGTTTTAAACATCCGGTTGCGGAGTACAGGGACCATCCCCTACCTAGGGATGGTCCTCTGTCCGTCCTAACCAGGATATTATCAAGCTGATATAGCTATGCGCAGTATCTTCTGACTGGCAGACTCTGTAACCGAGCACACGGACGTGGGAGAAGGACGGACTGATTCAGGCGACGCCTCTATAACATCATCTGAGGGGACCGAGTGTCCAAGTTTGCAACTTGAGACGCCCCGGGCCCCTCGTATGACGCACAAGGCGTAGCTCATCAACGAAGTACAGAAATGTGCCAGTCCGTATGACTTCCACCGGTGGCGCACACCACTACTCCATGATGGATGGCAAAAGTTTATGAAACAGGTCTCTTAACCAGACTCTGGATCCAGGACGTCGTCGTATACTACTTACGACGCCCCAGGATCCTGAGTCTGGCGAATCCTGTGTCAAATCAGAATCATAAAGTTATTGTGCCGAGCCATCGGTCAGGGAATCACCCAAGCACGAGGGTAGTCTTCAAAGGAGAGTGAATTTATGAGTGCTGTTTCCATGCCGCCGGCCTCCCGGAACACTATCCGGTACTCCGGCGGCTTTCAACAGCCCTCGAATCAAGCTGTTATAGCTACGTGCCACGCTCTCAGATGAAGACAACGTTATTGCCAAACGAGGAACACGAGGAGGAATTCTTTATATCACGAGCTTTGTAACTCGCGGGGAGGCATCCTTAGAACAACGATGCTCCCCGCGATATCAGCTCCCTCAATCGCCAAGATAGAGGAAGGCAACAGACCTATGAGTGTACCTACAAACAACCATGTGAATTGCATCACGACTTATCAAGAGTATGAGGTTTAATATCCCGTAAGGTGGAATACCTGTGCCTGCCGATATCTCCGCAGGCACAGGTATCCAGTCACGGGACCGAATCGAGAACATATATCCATGCAACATAATACATGAGATAAGTCATGCGCATTGCAGCGATGTCTGGCAAGTTCTGAGAGTTCATCGAGCGTTTCATTGATTCTGAAGCCAAGGATGGGGAAGCGTACGCTTCCTGAGGTTGGCTTCATAACAATGCCACGCCCTTAATCAAAAACTTAAAGCAATGCAATGTATCAGGTTGAGTCAGACTAGGTTATTGCGAGCCGAAATTGTGCGCAAGGAGAATTGATTGTACAATACGGTATCAATCATCCTGAGAATCACTGGATTATATCCAGGAGTCTCAGGACTTAGATACAGTATTTATCAAGACCTTATAGTTACGCAACAGATTCTCTGAGCGCACTCCTATTAACCAATACAATAGAATTATGACATACGACGAGATTATCAATGCAGTTGAGAATGGTGCTAAGTTCACCATCAACTTTCAGAAGAGAACATGCAGAGCGAACGGCAAGATAGTAATGTCCGAGGAAGACAAGCCGAAAGACACACCTTACCTTACGCCCGTGGTTGTGTTTGTAGGCATCGAGCAGAGATATGCGGCATACAAACATTCTGTACCGTCAGAACGCTCTGAATCACATCGCCGATACTACTTCAAGGCTTTGCCTGAGAAAGAGCTCTCAGACGAAGATATGATGTACGGAGAGCGACGAGAGCTAGCAAGATGCAAGCTGGAGCTGTACGTACTGGTCCAGCTACTCAGAGGCAACCTTTACTGGGACGGCAGATGGGGAACGTGGTTCTGGTGTTCAAAGAATGACAAGGACCTGATTATCCTCAGAGACTGGATTGAGCCAAACAAGGGTGGGGCGTAAGCCTCATCCACTAGAGTTAAATAAATTTTTAGTAACCAATTTAAAATAATTAGAATTATGAAGCAGATTGTAACAATCACTGGAGAAAACTTGAACATCGTAACTAACAATGTAGAGGCTACAGCAGCTACCGGTAAGAAGACCAAGGCACAGATGCGTCTCGAAGCTCTTAAGGCAGCAGGCGTTGACGTAAGTAAGTACTTCCCTCTCGGTGACGACAAGCTTATCAAAATCGAGAATGGCGCTGCGGTCCCTGTTGATATGGACGATGCGACCATCGATGCGGTAGGCAAGCAGATTGTCGAGGGTGGATACGTAAGCAACTGGAAGCTGTTCCGCCGTTGGGTGATGAGCCAGATGTTCCACATGCTCAGACAGATGGACGGATGGAACTGGTCATTCAACCAGGTCTTGCAGCACAAGGGCTACGAGTACCAGTGGCGCATGCTTGAAAATGAGCTCTATGCTCAGATGAAGATGGCAGCTCACGGGGATCATGAGAATGCCGGTGCGAGAAACAGATGGTTCGGAGGCTACGTTGCTGCCGATATGGCTTATGACTACATCAATAAGCTCCGCAAGTATGTGGACGACAACCTTATTTGGAAGGTCAAGAAAGACAAGAACGGAAAGAAGACAAAGGCATTCAAGCATACCTGTAAGGGCAATCCTTACGTACGTCTTCAGAACGAGGACATTTTTGTCGCAGACTTAGAGAAGAAGGTATATGCTCCTCTCGGTAATCTTGCGCGCAAGATGTATGACAGCAATACCTACAAGGAAGTCTACGATGCTGTTCACGAGTTCAACAAGAAGCGCAAGCATCTCGCATGGGAAACCAAGCAATCAGATGCTTTCATCAATGCCTACAAAGGTTCTGGTTCCTACTACACGATGAGAAACCTCATCATGTTCCACGGAGCCAGATTCTGGAAAAAAGGACGAAAGATGTCAGAAGCCAACTCGTTGAAGGAGCTTGAGTCCAAAGCCAAGATCTACGACGAAGAGGGTTGGAGAATGCTCGGTGTTCTCAAGCAGCTCATTATAGAGAACGATATCGACATCCAGGGCAAGATTAACGAGTGGCATAAGGATAAGGTCGAGAAGGTAATCGCCAGTAAGTAGTAAGGTTCGCCGCCTGTAGTATGGTGGCCCGGCAAAGATGTTTTACGATAGCTTCTGCAACGAAGGATCTCCTCCAGTGCATTCACTGGAGGTAATCCTTCGAGCTAAAGCTCTCCGATCGAACTTTTATAGTAAGGCGCCAGCCGGGAGCCATTCTAGCCAAAAGTCGGTTACTGATTCGGTAACCGATTCTATGTCAAACCAATAAATTAAGAATTATGAAAGAAATTAAAGAGAAAATCGATGTGAATTCCCTTGTTCCTGCACCTCTAGATAACAAGAATGTTATGCTTGACTGGTGGAAAGAGAATATGTTCGATGACGAGAACTATTCATTCAATGGGAATGTGTATCTCGGATTCATCGCCGGGCTCCCCGTGATGGCAACCATCAGGGGAAATGTCGTCACGGCAAAATGTATTCCTCAGATATTGCGAACTTGCGAAGACCTCGATTTATTCACCAGTACAATCGTAAAGAATCTTACAGGAAACGCATTTGAGATGATCCACTCATCCTTATTCCCGAGATTCAAGCAGTACATCGATGAACAGAGGAAAGGTCAGCAACTCATCATCTCGTTTGAACTTGATGACAACGAGGCTATCATGACTTTCAACTGGAATGTCCTAAAAGACGTAGATTAGCCAAACATGTCAGTCGTTAACAGCGGCTGACTCCTTATCATAACTAGATTTTGTTTAAATGGTTCAAGCCGGTCTGTCGTGAGACACGCCGGTTTTTTGTTCCCCAAGTTTAACCAATTATATTAGAATTATGGGTAGAAATTACTGGACATTAAACAAGGAAGGTATGAAGAATCGCCTGTCTAAGGCACAGGCAGCTTACGAGAACGCATTGGAGAATGTAGAGAACCTGCACGTCAAGATCAGTGAGGGCAACAACAAGTTGGGGGCAATCCCATCTGTATCGCTCATTCCGGTCATGGACTGCGGTAACTGCGCTATCTGCGCCAAGAGCTGCTATGACCTCCGCAACGATATGATATACAAGGAGGTCATCAAGACGAGAGCAATCAACTCCGCAATCTACCACGAGGATCCTGAGCGATACTTCAAGGAGATTGACGGGTATCTCGACTACCGCTATCCTAGAGCATTCAGATTCCACGTCGGTGGCGACATACAGGACAAATGGTATCTTGGCAAAATGTGCGAGATTGCTCGCAAGCATAAGGATACCAAGTTCCTGGCGTTCACCAAGATGTTCGATGTGTGTAACGAGTATCTCGATGAGGGCAACGTCATTCCTGAGAACATGCACATCCTATTCAGCGGATGGCTTGGTCTCCAGATGGATAACCGCCACGGATTTCCGGAGGCGCATCCTATCTTCGAGAGCGGAACGTCTGCTCCGGAAGGAACACTTCTATGTACCGGAAACTGTACGGAGTGTCTGAAGGAAGACAGACTACGCTGGTCTATTGGGAAAGGTCAGGCGATAGGATTCCTTGCACACTAGCTAAAATCCCTCTTCGGAGGGTACTATGTCTAACCATTTAAAATTTTGTGAATTATGGCAGTAGCAAGAATCGTTAACGTTAATGATATCTTAAAAGCAAAGGGCTTGAAGCCGAAGGTGTTCAATCTGAACATATTCTGTAGTGCTGTATCAGATTTCTTTTTGACACATGAACCAAAGGAAACAATTTTGCTTGTTCCGAAGAGATTCCTCGACATGGAGAATCCACCAGAGGGAGACTTCATCGAAATGCTGGACGTAAGCATCTGGAAGAAGAAGGCGGAAGATCCCGACGATCCATTCGACTTCATCGACTATCAGTTGATGGTACGGAACAAGATGATGAGACCGATAATCTTTGTCAACGAGCCTTTTCTTACGGAAGCCGCACTCTCCCTGAGAAACATCTGCGGATATTCCGTCACGGGCAGAACACGAAAGAAAAAGAAGGAATACATCGTGTCTCTGCCGGTGTAAAGCCAAACAAGGCGTGGAATACTCTGTTTCACGCTCCTAGTATTAACCAATTTAAATAGAATGATTATGGAAATAGTAGATGTGAATGTGAGCAAGTTTGACAAGTATGACATGGAGGATGAGTACTACTTCGAGCCTCTGTGGGAGAAGATGTTCGATGAGGGTCTTTATACGGACAACTACAACAACGAGGCGGTCGGTTTTATTTATTCAAATGCTTGTCATTCAGAGGTCTATGACAACGCAATGGTTGTCAGATGGATAAAAGATAGTGCAGACAAGACACGTTTGGCCATGGTAGCAAACGACCTGGTAAATAACCTCATGGGCACAGAGAAAAACAAGATCATCACCGAGGAGAACAACGGAACCACGCTCCTTACTGACGACGGCATATATCTTGACATCTTCGTCAATTTCGAGATGCGTTACATACAGATTCTCGCTTACACGGAAGCCTAAAAAGCCCTCTTCGGAGGGTGCAATGTTTTACCAATTAAAATTAAAGATATGAATGATTTTTTGAAATTAGCAGAGAATTTAGGATGGAGTTATAATGTTGACGATACACCTAACGAAAGAGGTGAGGTTTGCGTCGAGTTAGAGAAGTATTCCCCACAAGGCCAAGATTTCATCGCCACAATTTGGTTCGAGAATGGCAATAAGTCTGACTTCATGGATAAGTTGTACCAATATTATAGCGACTTCGATCCTGACGAGGAAGCCAGCAAATGGATTGGCGAGGATGGACATGGTGTTAACGGCGCGCCATACAAATTATCGGATATTTTGCAAGATATGGAGGATTGCAAGGATATGCTACTAGATTTATGGAACGAGTATTTTTACGATGAGTACCCAGGAAATCGTCCAAATGAGACCGACGAAGGGAAGCGACTCGCAGGAGAAATCGAGGAGAAATCCGGAAAGCATTACCACTCGTGCTCTCTACAGAATTATCCGAGCGGTAAGTACGGCGTTATCATTGATGGCTGCCAGAAGTTTCTATCGGAATGCAAGGAAGAGACATTAGCCTATATGAAAGGCGTGCTTACGGGCCTTGATATCGAAAGAAAAGACTAAGCCAAACAAGCCTGCCGGAAACGGCGGGCATCAAGTCAAACCAAAATATTAAGATTATGGATAGAAAAGTATTGAAAGACAAGATTGATGAGTTGCGTTCAACAGCAAAGATGGAACTTGCATGCACCATCCGTGAGATAATGAGAGAGCACAATGTGCAGAAGAAAGAACTTGGCTGGCCTGTAGTTGTCAACAATAGCAGTCTTGTAGATATCGTAGAGGTAGGTAGTGGTGATACCGACATCCCGGTTTTCGTCATAAATGTCGGTGTTGGCTACTACAAAGAGCCTCACAAGGTAAGTGCATTGGACGATAGCGTATCGGTCGAGCTACTTGCTGATATTGCGACCGGGTTGAATAACGAACTGAGTGGATACGTCAGCACTTATGTGGCAAAGTACAGATTCCTCTATGAAGACGGAACTACTGCCGACATGGATGAGCCTTATGTATTCCTTGCAGAATCAGAAAAAGATGCCAAAGATAAGGCAGACGACTATGCAGAAGTGTGGAATGACTGGAATGAAGATACGATAGAACTCGTGTCAGTCGAGAAACAGGCTGCTTCGGAAGGTTAAATTAGCGTTAAAAACGGCAAAGATGATGGTTTATATTATAAACTTTTAGTATCTTTGCCACTAGTAACCAAAATATTAGAATTATGACAGAAGAAATAAGAATCAAGACTAGAGACTGGGAGCGCCTGTTGAGTCCTGTTCAGCAGGAGAAGTACAAGCTCGCTATCAAGCAGGGCTGGTTCGCCAACTATCACGACAACGCGTGGAGGCACAACACCTTCTACGGAGCTTACATCTGGAAGTATCCAAAGTACATCAAGGTCGTGAGAATGTTCGAAGAACTCATCGGGCGCAAGCCATTGTGGGAAGACATCACTGACGACAATCTCCGTGACCTCTTTGAGAAAATCAAGGAGAACTATGCTCCCAATTCTGCAAAGACCGTATGCGCCACCATCAAGGCGGTGATACGTGAAAATGATGCGACTAAGGAGATTAACAGCCCGACGTTCGGAAAGATACTCAGGACGAAGGCTGTGCCTGTACAGTCCGTCTATCTCTCGGATGAGGAGATAGATAGAATCATCAATTACAATCCGAGGGGACAGACTAGGAGATATGTCCAGCGCATGTTCCTCATGGAATGCCTCTGTGGAGCACGATATAGTGATTGTCAGAGGATAACTCCTGAGAACATCGATGATACCGGGCATTTCCTTGTGTATGTGGCACAGAAGACAAAGACGGAGGTAAGGGTTCCTCTTCACAAGAAGCTCCGTCCGTTCCTTGTATGCGGCACTGGAGTCGAGCCTCTTCCTGGTGAAATCAGCGAGATGACCTTCAACCGAACTCTTCGTGACATCTGCCGTGATTGCGGAATAGACGAGAACACGAAGGTGTTCCATGCAGGTAAGGAAGAGACCGGAAAGAAGTACCTCTTCATCTCTTCACACACCGGCAGACGTTCGTTCGCCACGAATCTCTCCAAGAAAGGCGTACCGTTGGAGCAGATTGCCGTTATGATGGGGCATACTAGTAACGGTAAGCCTAATATCCAGATGACGCAACGGTACATCGTTGGTAAGACCGAGATTGACAGCAGTACCCTGAGACTGTTCGGTGTATACGATAAGGATCTGGATGATGGTTTAGATGAGGGCCAAGCTAAAACTGGAGATGGCTATTAGCTATCTCCTGCTATTGTTTAACCAATTTAAATAACGAATATGGCAGAAGATAATAAAAAAGAACTCATCAATGAGTGCCAGGAAAAGTATGCCGAGCTTATAAAACAGACGGTCATAAAGGCACTCACAGGCGAGATTTCTACGAACTCCGCTATGGTAAAGGAATTGGAGTCACTGAACTTCCAATACCACGAGGAGATGGACGAGTACGACGATACGTCGCCTGACCTTAACCCGGAGCTCATAGAAAACTTCAGGCAGGCAGAGAATACTGGCAAGAATGTTTCCATTGAAGCGCAAGAATACCTTCTTGCCCTCGGCATGTGTGAGAAGATGTTCAACCAGAAGATATGGGTCAACGAAGATGGCCATATATGCGACGAAGACGGTAATAGACTTTCCGCTGATGGTGAGCATCGGGTATTCGATATCATCAAAGGTGGAAAATGATATACATCTAGTTTTCATATACTAGATTTGTTTAAATGGCTGTCCTCTCTTGCCCGTGAGGGTAGGAGGGGATTTTTTTAAAACGGCCCCGATTAGCCAAAAATAGGGAGCTTCGGCTCCTGCAATTAATAACTTTTTAAAAATAAGAATTATGGCAAATTGGGCATCAACAAGCTACCGTATTGAAGGCAACCAGAAGGACCTTCAGGAGTTAAGCAACCTTTGCAAGGCGTTTATGAACAAAGAGCGTCCTGTAATGGAGGAAGGAGCGTCTGAGAACTGGGAAGGAAACATCATCCTGGCTCTTGGCGAGAAAATTGGTGACAGCTACATTCGTGGATTTATCCAGAATCTTGAGCTGCCAGATGGTATCTTGAGCATCGAGGCAGAGGAGGCATGGGGAGCGACAGACTTCAACTTACTTCTTGAAAAGCACTATGATGGCATGAAGGTGTATTTCATAGTGGAAGAGGAAATGTGTGAGGTCTATGCTACAAACGACGCAGAAGGCAAATACTTCAACTGTCGCTCTGTATTGACTTCGTATGTAGACGGAAAATATCACAGAGAAGAGTTTAAGAATAAAAACGAGGCATTAAAGTATGCAGCGAAACTCATTGGTCGTGATTCTGTCACAAAGTTAGAAGTTGCAAAGTGGAATGAGGAACGCAAGAATAAAGGCGTTTTTGAATACATAAACATCAATGGATGTGATATTATTGACGAGTAATAATTTATAAGCCCTACGCATCACGGTTAAGCGACAAAGTTATGAAGAAAGAAGATATTAATACATTAGATGACCTCAAAGTATTTTTGACAGCTTATCAAGAGGAAAATCCGGAAGATGACTGCTGTGAGTTGGTTCGTTGCATCTGCAAGGAGAACGGATGGATATATACTGCTGATTCTTCTATCGGTTATGATGATGAGGATTTCGCCACCGATGGCGAGCATATTCTTTCACTCGTTTCTACAGGCTGGCAGATATTCGAGAATAACGGGCAGGATATTAACCATAATGGTACAGACATTACGGTTCGTGAAGATGGTTATAACTACTACATTAATTTCAATACTGGTCTAGGCGAAGGCATCTATCCAAAAGCAGATTGGACGCTAGAGAAGGCTATCAAAGACCAGGAGAACATTTATAAGGAGAACAAGTAATCACCTTTCATAGCCCTCGACAGCACGGTTAAGTCATTTCTATGAAGAAGATTTTATTTCTATTGATGTTTGTCTTGGCGACAGCATCATCCATTGCGCAGGAGAAGTATCCTTACTACTGCACCATAAGCGGTACACGCAACCTTGCGAATAAGATCAGATTAGACCTTGAATGGGGCGAGCAGAAGCAGCTTGTAGCCCTTCGTGACGAGAACAACAAGAAGATAGAGTTCAACAACCTCACAGACATTCTCAACTACATGTCAGCGAGAGGATGGCAGTTCGTTACCGAATTGAATTATGACGGACACATACATTACCTTCTGAAGAAGGATGTCTCTTCCCCGGAGGAAGCAAAGCAAGGACTTCGCTTCGATACAGACAAATAGCAATGCAACTAGCCGCTTATCACTTAACAGATAGGCGGCTATTTTATTAAGATAATCACCGAAAAAACAACGAAAATCACACATTTTTCTTAAACTACGTTAATTGTAAATATTCTGTACTTTAATGAATGACGCGAATTACTGTTTTTACTTCAATCGAAATAACTAGCAGAATCAGCACTTCTAAAATCTTTGTCTTTACTTTTTACTTGAATGAGCGGATTTTTGACACAAATCAGGCATTTGGAGGGTAAGAATAATCGTCGTATCTTTGCAGTGCTTGTTAGTAGTAGCGCACTAAACAACAGACATTGAGTATACGGTGATTATTCACTTCCCTATACGAAACCCTATCCAGAGTTCGGAGCGCTACACGAACAAAGGATAGGGTTTTCACTTTCCCTATTCCTTTTTCGGTCTGACAGGTAGTCTTGGTGGCTTGTCGGCTAAATACACTCGGCTACACAGACTTTAAACCCACGTCGCAAGAGGTGCATGGTGACACCGCAGGAACTGAAGGCAGAAGGCGGGCAGGGCTAGGCGTACCTAGAAAGCTGCTTAGATTAGGTGCTGTACGATTTGGCAACCGATCCGACCGAAGGGGCTCATTATACTGGGTTCATGTAACTTCGAGTGGAATATTCCTACCAAGCTCTCATCGTTTCAATGACTGATGGGGGTAAGGGGGAGAACCACTCTCTCAGAGGTCTATTGCCTGTTTCATATAACCTTTTTGAAAAGGAAAATATTAATTTTAAATAAGTAAATATATTGAGATTATGAACAAGAAACTAAGATTGCTGGTGACTGCAAAGTGTCACAACAAGTGCCCTATGTGCTGCAACAACCAGTTCGACTTCGAGAAGATTCCGGTAGTTGACAGATTGGACTATGATGAGATTAGTATCACGGGTGGAGAACCGCTGCTGCCTGGTAACAGCCATTTGACAACATGGCTTGTCGGAGGCATCAAGGCGACGCAATACGCCATGGGCTTGCCGAAATCGAAGTTCTACCTCTATACTGCATTCTTTGATTTTGACATTCTCAGAGATTGCAGCTACGAGTTCGACGGAATCTGCCTCACGCCTCACAAGAAGGTGGATGTTGAAGAGTTTATCGACATCAACGCAAAGATGCTTGAGCAGAAGAGAAATGGAGAGCTTAACGACTGTTTCGACCCAGACTGCTCCCTCCGTCTCAACCTCTTTGCAGACATGAAGGCTCTTCTCCCTAAGGACATCGACCTGTCTATGTGGAAAGTGAAGGACATGGAGTTGGTAAAGGATTGCCCGGTTCCAGAGGGTGAGGACTTCCGAAGAATCAAGGAGTTGTTCTAGACTATAATTAAAAAATAGATACAATGAAGAAAATCAAATGGAAAATCGCCGCATTCGTGGCGTGGGTTGTAATAACCCTCATGGTCGTAGATGTCGGACTCAGGGGAGTGAGCAAGGCAGACACGACAACGAACATCGTAAGCGTAGCCATTCTCCTGTTCTGGATTCTGGTTTCCATCGCAACAAATTGTTTAACATTCAAAAATAAAAAAGATGAAAAAGATTAAATTCGTGTTCATGTTGTCGCTGATTCTTTCAGCGTTGTGTTTAACTTCTTGCAGCGAGCGTATCGACGCAGGTTCTGAGGGTATCCTGGTGAACCTCTATGGCTCTGACAAGGGCGTTGATGACGTTAGCCTCGTTACCGGCCGCGTGTGGTACAATCCATTCACTGAGGAGGTCTATGAGTATCCAACGTTCGTTCAGACCATCGACTACCCTGCGTTTACCATCAACGCCAAGGATGGCTCCGAATTCACTGTGGATCCTACCGTGTCACTGAAGATGGTTGACGGCAATGCTCCGAGAGTTTTCAAGAAGTACCGCAAGGAGTTGAAAGACATCGTTAATGGTACTTTGTTCAACTACGTGAAGGACGCCTTCCGCATTCAGCTCAACAAGTACACAACTGATCAGATTGTCAGCAACAGGGATTTGGTTGAACGTGCCATCGAGGCGCAGCTCAGCAAGGCTCTCGCCAGGGAGCACTTCCATCTAGAGCAGTTGACATCAGGCTTGAAGTATCCGAGTTCCATCGTGGAGGCCGTCAATCAGAAAAACAAGGCTATCCAGGAGGCACAGAGAGCACTCAACGAGGTTGCGGTCAAGAAGGCAGAGGCGGAAAAGATGCTCGTGCAGGCACGTGCAGAACGTGAGGCCAACGAACTCAAGACAGCCTCTCTTACTCCTGCTATCTTGAAAAAGATGTGGATTGAGAAATGGGATGGCCGTCTCCCTGTTTACGGAAACGTTCCTCAGATGATGATGACAACTAAGTAATTTACCGTGCCCGTCTCCTGCTTATAGCTCGGGGCGGGCATCTAATTTTTGAATGTTATGAAAGAAAGATTAAAAATGATTTTCGACCGCATCGACATTTTTGTCGTTTGCATTGTCTTCGGGTGTTGCCTCACAGTAGCGGAGGCTTATATTGGATTCTGGAAGGGGTTTGCGCAATGCTTTATAATGACCTTCCTCATCACCGAAGTCTGCTACACCCTCCGCTGCAACGAGAAGCTGAAGAAGGAGCTAACGAAGGCGCAAGCCGAATTATGGTTCGAAAAAGAACTCAATATCAGAAAGGAGGCATTTATTACCAAGTATAGCCTCGTTATTGACCTTTGGAGGGCAAAGTGGAAATATGAGAACGCAAAGGTAAGTTTTATAAAACGAGAAATTACCTCAAAAGAGTTCATTGCAGCAATGGGTGATACGGAGGAGAAAATACACGATATTTCAAATAAAATCGCTATCGCTGACTTTGAACTTAAGAAACTATACGAGAGGAAACAATAATATCTTTAATATACCCCCACGTCATGTTCCGATGGCGTGGGGATTTTCTTTGTTAACCGTTCAGATAGTCGATGACTTTTCGGTTCGCCTCGTCTATCTTCTTATTGTCGAACTGAATATAGAGCGAAGTCGTGTCGCTATCCCACTCACTATGGCCCAGAGCCTTGCCGATAACTTCCTTCGGAATATCAATGCTCGCCGCTATGGTGGCCCAGCTTCTTCTGGCAGTGTACCATATTATATCCTTGTGAAGCGGCTTGATTTCCTTCTTGACCAAGGCGCCACGCTTGTTTTTCTTCATTTCTGTTGGCCCGATTCTCTTCAGGTAATCTCCTAGCGTTCTTCTGAAGCTTGATTCCTTCGTTCCGTCATCCAAGATACACAGAAGATGATTCTTTCCCTTATACTTCTTGATGATTTCCATCGCTTCCGGTTCAACCTTGATGTCGTAGAGCCTGCCGGTCTTGTTGCGCTTGTACTGGATGCGCCCTTTCTTGATGCAGTCGGCAGGAAGTTCGAGCAGGTCGGACAGGTTGATGCCTACAAGGTAGAACCCGAGCATGAACAAGTCACGGTACTTCTCCATGAAAGGTTCAACTGGGAAGTCTCGATACTCCCTCATCTCCTCGGCACTCAGATACAGGTACTGCTGACGCTCCGTCTTGATGGAAAACTTACGGAAAGGATATTTGGTGGTAATCTCATTATCTATGGCCCAGTTGAACACCGTACGTATGTTTCTGAGGTCGATGGCTATTCCACCGCTCATGCGGCCCTTCAGGAGCTCATGCGCCTGGAATCTTTCGAGCCAGTCCCTGTCGATGTTGTCGAAATCCGCATGCTCATCGAAGGATTCAATTCTCTTCCTTGTTCTTAGAAATATCTCCTTGGTACTATCCTTAGCCTTGGTCTTGATGAACTCATCGATGTAGTAGAGGATATTCTTCTCTACAGATGCTGCCCTTCCGTTGATGATGGCTTTGATTTCGTCCTTCATCCTTGCCACCGGAAGCTCGCCATTCATATAGACATATTCTTCCACGGACGCAAATAGCCTTGCTAGCATGCCCGTCTTGGCTCTTGCGTTCGGAACACTCTTCGGGAATACCATCCCGCTGAACTTGACGGTACTTGTGATGCCAGTATAGACCTGGAATCTCTTTCCCTGATAACTGATGATGAAGAAAACCTTCAGTGACTTTCCTTCAACGTATGTCTTGATGCTATTCATACTTACTCACAGATTTTACTCACAATTTTTACTCACAACTCAATTTTACTCACATATTACTCACAAAACTACTCACATTGGCGTACATTATGCACGATTTTGTACCTATTTTGTGGGCGAAAATGATGATTTTTGATTATGTTTTTATAGTGAAAAACGATGTAAGTGGCTGATTATCAGTATTTGAGCGAGATACGGGAGTCGAACCCGCCTCACAGGCTTGGGAAGACTCTCGTGTGTTTTGGTAAATCTCTAACGCTCTGATACTTAGGCTTATCGGATAATACTGCACTCACATATTACTCACAAAAACACTTTTTTTGCTATAAATTAATATAGTTTGTCGCCGTAAAGCGACCCCATACCGTCAATCTGGTTATTTGAGTTGAACTCAACTTTACCGCATCTTACAGTATCGTAGTAGAATTCATTGCTCCTTATTACATAGAAGTAAAGCATTGGCTTCATATATACATAGTAGAATGTGGATGGCGTAGAACTGGCCGCATCGCTTCTAGTGCATGATATGGTGTTGTATGTCAAGAATGTCTTGTTCCAGTGTTGGCTTCCGTGACTTACTGAATACTGCGCATAGTATGACTTACCGACCAAATCATTCGTCTTTGTGCATGGTTCGTCTTCAGACTTGGTGAAGCTCATGGTTACGGTCTTTTTCCCTTCCCATCTGTCGTTGTACGTAATGGTCATGGAAAGCTTGTTTGAACTTAAGCTGTTTACTACATATCTGGTCTCGTTGCCAAAGTACTTGTTGCTTACGGTAACCGTGTCCCCTTTGATGCTGTAATCTCCTTCGTCAAGAAACTTGTTTGAGATAAGAGAAGCATTGTGCTTGTCAGAAGAGAACGAGACAAAGTAGTAGTTGCCGCCTTTCCACACTCCGACAATGTTGTTGTCGTGGATCTTGTAGTTAGGCTGCTCTGCTCCTGGATTTGTTCCGTCATCATCGCTACTGCTGCATGACGTGAATGATACTCCTGCAAGAAGTATCATTGCTGCTAATAATACCTTCTTCATAATCCTTATATATAATAATGTCATACGTCGATTCCGTTATCTGCGAGAATCTTCCTAAGAAGACGAATCTCGCTGTCCTTAGATTTGATGGTCTCGTTCTGCGCATTGATAATCTGAATGAGCTGGACATTCTTCTCTTTGAACGATTCCTCTTCACGCTCCTTGGTCCGTTCCGTTCCCGTAGTTATGTTTTGACTATTGTCACCAACGTTCCCGGCATTTATCAGCTGTGCCATCGGTATGCCGTGCTTAAACGCCTCGTTGATGGACTCTTTTATCTTCTGATGCGTTTCGCCTAGCTGAATTACCATATTTCCATTCATACTACCGCTTCCATACTTTAGCCAGCTATAGCTAACCCCGAGAGAATTGCATATTTTACTAATCGTTCCCTCGGATATTGACAGCTTTCCGCTTCTCATCTTGCCGATGTTGTTTGTTCCTGTAGCCTTCATGAAGGCATTCTCGCTCATCTTCTTAATCTTGATGAGGTAATCTAACCTTTCTTGTACCGAATTTAATGTTCCCATAATACTTCTTAGTTTTATATACGCAACTAAATCGACTCGAAACGTTAAAATTCGGTAATATACCGAAGTATTTTACCGAAACATTAGGTACTTTACCGAAGTTTTTGTACCTTTGCACTCGTTGACGGTCGAGTAACCAACAAAGCCGTTACAAACGGAGGCTTGTGCGACCGAAAGTACGTACTTTACATTGACACTGCAAATATACGACTTTTTTCGCACAACGCCAAATTTTTAATGAATTATTTAAGTAACCAAGATGAAAAAGGTCGCAAGAATAACAAAACAGGACATATTGGGCATCAAGCCAGGAAAATTTGAAGTCTTCCTGCTTGAGTCCGCAAGAGCAGTTCGGTCGGCGGTAACATACGCTTATCAGCTTGCTCAATACGAAGATTTGCCGAAGGGTGTGCTCAAATACTCAACCTCGGCAGACTATAAGAACCATACGGCGATTATTACCGCCGTTCCGGTTGAGTAGTAAACTTTAAAAGATTAAAGTATGGAGGAAATTATAAAACTCGGAAGAACCGATACAATGACATCTCTCGAAATTGCAGAGATTACAGGAAAGCTTCATAAGCATATCATGGAAGCCATTAGAAAAATGGAGGTTGCTTGGGAGAAAATCAACGGGTCGAGATTTAGGCTGGTTGAATATACTGACCAGAAAGGCGAGAAAAGACCTTGCTATCAGTTGACAAAAACAGAATGTCTCTATATTGCGACAAAGTTCAATGACGAGGCGAGAGCAAAGCTTGTTCTTCGTTGGGAAGAATTAGAGAAGAAGAAACAGTATCAAGTTCCTCAGTCTTTCGCAGAAGCTCTTATGCTTGCAGCAAAGCAGCAGGAGAAGATAGAACAACAGCAGCTTGCTCTTGAATCAAAGAACGAAGAGATTGTGCAGCTCTCGGCTACAATCACCGAGATGCAACCAAAGGTTAGTTATGTTGATACAATCCTTTCGAGCAAGGAGACCGTTACAACGACACAGATTGCTCAAGACTACGGCCAATCAGCAAAGGCGTTCAATATCTTGCTGAGAAACTTCGGCGTTCAACGTAAAGTTGGTGGTCAGTGGATTCTCTACGCAAAGTATCTCCCTTGTGGTTACGTTCAGTCAGAAACAGTTTCTATCACTCATCGTGACGGTAGTGCAGGTTCTGTAATGCACACAAAGTGGACTCAGAAAGGAAGACTATTCTTGTATGATGAGTTAAAGAAACATGATATCCTTCCATTAATTGAGAAATAGCCTATGCCTCGCAAGAAAGTTTCAGTAGAGCCTGTCCAAAAGATATGGCTCTCAACAAAAGAGTTCGCCGAGTATATTGGCATGAGCACTGGTTACATACACGACTTGAGAAAGAGCGGTCAGATACATCACTACATGCTAGGCAACACCGCATTCTTCAAGAAGTCTGATGTAGATGAGCTCATTGAAGGGCATAAGGTATGCTGATGTCCTTCAAGTTGGTTGAGAAGAATAGAATCATATAGTTTTATTATTTATTTATTTTCGATATTATTTTCTCCAGACTCGTGAGAGTGAAATTGGGAATTTATTGCATATTGTAATTAATCTACAGCGGTAGATATGGGGTGTTTTTAGGTATTTACACCCCAACTGGCTGAGTAGCTCAGTGGATAGAGCATCGGTTTCCTAAACCGTGGGCCGTGAGTTCGAGCCTCACCTCAGTCACACTCTTTTTAGTTCCTTTTGGTAGATTCTCTCTGAAGGCGCAAAGGTAAGTCCACATACCTTATAAAGTAGGTCGTTCGGGCAGCGACAATCTTGCGTTAGATGAGAGTTTAACAAATCGGATGAAAGAAAAGATCTTTGAAATATTGATACACAGAAAAGTATGCGTGGAAAAGAAGTAGCCGGAGAGCATCTATGGATGCCGTGACCTGGCGAAGGGACGCACGACATACGAAAATCCAGCTAATCTGCATCAAGTAGGCAGACGTACTACACCGGAACGAAGAATGGTCGGTGCAAGCACTATCGAAAACGTTGCAGTCTGGTGAGCAGGAAAAGCTCTGAAAATCCAAAATGAATGGCTTTAAGTCATATTCGCACAATAAAGACAAATAGGCTAGTAGTGTAACTGATGCACGGCGATAACAAAATGATACCAATCTTATCATTGCAAGAGGTTCTTCGTTGAGCCCTAGCCTCCAAACAAGCATTTTGATTATTGTTTTTTATAGGTGAAAAGATTAGCTATTTTGCATCTTGTCTGTGAAGATAGGATGCAACTACGGGGAGATAGCTCAACGACAGAGCGACGGCATGAAGCTAGAGTACAGACGTTTGACTCGTCACTCTCCGACGACTAGTATAATTCAATTGTATTTTTATAGCGTTAAGCGTTAATTGTTAGTAAGCAATATCCCTGGCGAGGGAAACATTTAAAGGGTTAATATTACTATCGGCATCTGGTCCGTGAGGATCGGGTGCTTTTAAAAAGGTGTTTCATATGTCTACTTAATATAATGTTAATGGAGAGTAGCTCAGTAGCAGAGCGCCAGGGGAATGCCCTTGGAGGTCGATTGTGCGAATCCATCCTCTCTTCCTAAAAAGCTCTTTTCATTTTTCCGTAAAGTATATTAAATTGGTTAACTGGCAGCCCAGTAGCTCAACTGCATAGAGCCGTGGTGGCATCCGCGAGGTTGGGAGTTGGAGTCTCCCCTGGGCACAAGAAAGTAGGTAAATTTTTATAAGTTTTTTGAATTTTTTCTATTAGGTAGAATGTTTTGTGTTCCATATCACTCTTGCTTGGGAAAGTAGGAGTGCATAAGCTGCATTAGCTCAGTTGGTCAGAGCAGTAGTCTTTCATTAGGCTAGTCGCAGGTTCGAGTCCTGCATGCAGCACGAGTGTATTTGCCATACATGTGATTTAAATTTTTAATGGAACAAAGGGAGCGATGTTGTTAAGTCATCCTCCTCCCGATTCTTCGTGTAGGCTGTTTTTAATAATGTATTCATATACTACGTGGACCACCTCTCCTGCCTTGCGTGGTAGGCTAATCGGAGAGGTTTCTATAGATGAAGGTAATAAAGACTATAAGAATCCGCAAGGAGAATATAGGTGATATCCGCAAGCTCGAATGCGTAGAGAACGTTGTCGAGAAGGATGAATATCTCGTGAAGTGGAAAAGCGGTAAATGGCAGCGCTTCGGCGAGACGGCAATCAACAATCTCTACAAGAATCCAGGAAAGGAGGCTGGTTCAACATGGGAGGACGAGTAGGTTCGAAGAAGTATTACGCTCCTGACGGGAACGAATACGATTCAAGGGAAGAGTATCTGTATTTACAGAAAATCTTGGATGATCCTAATATAAGCTGTATTCATAGGCAAGTGACCATCACGGCAATCAAGCCTGTATGGATGCTGAAGCCAAAACAGCTTAAGACAAAGGTTAAGTACGAGAGAAGGTCACTGCTTTACGGCCACAACTATACTGCCGACTTCGTTTACCGGGAAGGCGATAAGATTGTGATATGCGATGTCAAGAGTCTCTATACATCGAGGTTCAGAGAGTTCTCGATAACCGCGAAGGCTGTGATGGCCAGGATTATCGCACACAACAGGAAACGTCACAATAGCGAGCCTGTCGTAATATTCCGTAAGGCTATCAAGATAAAGAAGGATGAGTGGAATATTGTTGATTATCCACCGTCCGGGTGTACTATTATATAATAATGTGTAAAATCTAAAAGATATGGGTATAATTTTCATTAGTTTACTAACCACAGTAGTTATGTTTGCTGCTGTATCATTCGTAGCACATCTTTTTGGTTGGGACCAGGAAGACTAGTTTTAATTCTAAATATTTTAAATTATGAACAAAGACAAAATTAAGTTGAGCTTTGAAGTTGACCGCTTCAAGGTTATCCAGGTACTCGCAAAGAACTGCGAGTCCGCAGAAGAGTACAACGAGATGATGAAAATCATCGAAAGTACTGATGAGGTCGTTCGTGAGGATACTTCGCTTGAAAAGACTCATTGTTTACTGATTCTCGATAGATTGTTGCACAACAATCCTAAAGCTCTCCTCGGTGTTCGTCTTAAGAAAGAGGAGACTGAGATGGAAGCTCCTGGCGAGAATGAAGAGGAAGCCGAAGAGGTCGCCGGCGCAATCGAGATTACTGGCGAAGAGGCAAAGAACTTCATGGATTTCGTCAAGAAGTTGGTTGCAAAAAAGAAGGAGGGCAAGTAATTCGGAATCCATGCGTACAAGAAATTTAAGCGTGGACGCTGGCGCCGAGTATTAACACATTATTCATATAACAATGGCAAAAGAAAAAGCAACTATTGCAGCAACCCTCGGTCACGAGTATGAGGACCTGGAGGAGCGTGAGGATTTCCTCGCCAACAACGCTGATTCTGTTGAGAAGATGGAGTTCGTTAAGCGATTCAACTCTGATGAGCTGATGAAGAAGAAGGATCTGTTCGCTCTTCAGTCTGCACGCGCATCTGACATCGAGGAGGAAATCAAGGATTTCCGTGAGCAGAAAAAGGCAGAACTTAAGCCTATCAAGGAAGAGATTTCTTCTCTCCTTAAGGAAATCAAACAGAAGGGTAGCATGGTTAACGAGAAGGTTTACAAGTTTGTTGACCGTGAAGCAAAGATGACAGCCTTCTATGACAAGGAGGGCAATCTTGTTTCTTCCCGTCCGGCAACACGTGACGAGCTACCTAAGAATATGTATTCAATCCTCCGTGACAAGCAGGCTATGTAGTCTGCTTTCACTTTGTTTTAACTTTTAGACATTTTATAAAATGGACAATGAAAAAATGCAAGTAAATTTTGCTCCGGGACAGACTTCTGCGGAGCTTGTTATCCGTGAGGTTGGTAACGAGAACCCTTATAAGCTTCCTATCAAGGAGCCTCTTAACCTTCAGGTGAACGGCGTCATTACCTGTATCTATGCTTTCCTTGAAAAGCGTTGGGGTACAGAGCAGATTAACAAGGAACATACGCATATCCTGGTTGATCGAGAGAATCTTGTCGTTACTCTTGTAACAAACGAGAACGACGAGCGAACTACGCAGACTATCGTAGGCTCTATTCAGCTGTCTCGTCAGTTTACGGGATTCCATATCAACGACGGAAAGTTGTGGAAGCCGGTACAACTTGGTGACTTCTTCCGTCTCAACCGTTCTTACTTCGAGACGAAGGAGAAGAACATGGAGCTCGTCAATCTCCTCAAGAGCTTTTCAGCAAAGGTTCAGACAACAATCAAGAAGGAATTCAGCGATAATGGTTCTGTAACTGACAACTACGAGAAGGCGGTAGACTCTAACCTTCCTCCGTCGTTCGAAATCAACGTTCCAATCTTCAAGGGCGCCGAGCCTGAGAAGCTTTCAATCGAGACTATCGCTCACGTTGAAGGCAATATGGCATTGCTGACGCTTATCTCTGCTGATGCAGAATGTATCATCGAGGAGTCTCGTGACAGAATCATCAACGCAGAGCTCGACAAGATTCGTAAGCTCTGTCCTGAGATTCCTATTATGGAAGTATAATGAGTAGAATTAACAAAATCATCGCATCTATGCCGCCGGGTGAAGCTGCTGCCGTGATCCATCTGAGAGAGGTTCACGCCTGTCTGATGGATCTCGACACAAATCGTGCTAGAACTCTGGCGGCTAGAGCTGTCTACCTCGACTATCTTGAAGGCGAGGGAAGAAAGCTCGGTAAGGATCCGCGGCACTATGAAAGAGTCACCTCTAAAGGTGAAAAGGTGACCGTGGAAACTTACTTCAGTTATATCAATAGAGTACATTAATTTTTAATTCTATACAAATGGATATAGAGCAGTTAAACAAAACGCCTCATAATCAGATTTGCGATTTGGCAAGAGACAGATTCATCGAGGTGTACAATCAGAAGTTCGGAGAGGGTGGAGAAGTATTCTTCGAAGAGCAGAAGGCATTCTTCAACGAAGAACTTCTCAATGGCTCATTCAAGGGCTACCTTGAAAAGGCTCCGTCACTGAATATTCATGATGCCTTCATGAACCTGGCAATTAACGGATTGTCTCTCGAAAAGGGGACAACGACACTCTGTTACCTCATGGGTTACAGTAATTACGACAAGAATACCAGACAAACGAATTATACGGCCAAGATCACCTATACAGGATATGGAGAGATTCTTCTTCGCCAGCGAGCCGGTCAGATTGTTCGTTGTGACAATCCTGTCGTAGTTTACAATTGTGACGATTTTCGTTTCGGTGAACGAGACGGTCATAAGTACGTTGATTACGCAAAGACTTATCCTCGACCTGAAAATTCATACATCGTTGCTTGTTACGTGAAGATTATTCTTCCGAACAATGCCTACGATTACTTCGTTCTTGACCGCGAAGGTATTGACCGCTTGCGTGAGTATTCGGCTAAATTCGGCGGGAAAGACCGCAAGGCTAATGCCCTTTACGGAGGAAACTATGTCGGCAGCGATGGAAGAACGTACTTCAAGGATATTGATACAGGCTTCCTTATCTCGAAGACATGCAAGCATGCGTTCAAGGGCTATCCTAAGCTGAAGGTTGGTCTGGGCGCTCTTTTGCAGGCCGATATCGACATGCAGACTCAGCAGAAACCGACTCAGGAAGCCTTTGGCGCCGGAGATACCGCACCGGAAGACAAAGGCGTCAAGGTAAAGGTTGACAGTGATTCACCATTTTAAAATTGTTATATATGGCAGAAAATACAGAATTGCAGTTGGTACAACAACAAGCCAACAATATTACAAGACAGATTGCAACGCTAAAATCTGATACAGAAAATGCGGTGCAATCCAACAGGAAATCTTATGAGGCATGCGTGAATGCAGGTGAGTCTCTGTTGTTTGATATTGGCGTTTCCGGAATGAACGATGCTCTTGACGAGAGAGCCGCTGAGTTTATCAAGAAAGCTAAACTGACAGAGAAAGCAATGACGGAGAAACGTAAGGGTGTTACCCAAGTGTTCGATATTGTCCGTAAGGGTTTTACTATGATGGAGAACCTTATCTCTATCAAGAACACCGATTCTGTTGTCTATAAGATTCAGGAGAAACGCAACGAGTATGCGGCATACAAGCTTGAACAGCAGCGTAAGGCTGAGCAGGAACGCCTGCGCCAGGAGCGCATCAAGGAGGCCAAGATTAAGTTGAAGACTGATACGATTGATATCTTGAACAATCTCCTTACCGAGCATTCTTCTGCTGCTATCAACTCACTTAATAATACGTTCTCTCTTCTCACCCTTGATAACAAGGATGAAGTTAAGAAACGTATTACAGAGTGTTCTGATGTTCTTGACCTCGGACATCTTTTCGTTAGTAACAAGCCTTCATACTCTTCCGAAATTGATGAGAATGATGCCAAGTATATTATGAATGGAGCCTACAAGGAGGTTTCCGCTTCTCTTCTTGCATCTTATAAGCAGACCGTAAATGCTACGCGTGATGAGCTTCTTATGAAGTTTGATTCTAAAATTGCTGAACTTCTTGAAATCAAGAAGGCTGAGGAAGAGCGCAAGCGTAAGGAAGAGGAAGCTCGCAAGGCTGAAGAGGAGCGTAAACGCAAAGAGGAGGAAGCACGTAAGGCTGCCGAGGAAGAGCGCAAGAAGCAGGAGGAGATTCAGCGTATCAAGGACGAGGAGGAGCGCAAGCGCAAGGAGGCAGAGCGGAAAGCTGCCGAGGCTGAACGCAAGGCAAAGGAAGCCGAGCTGAAGGCTGCTGAGGAAGAGTGCAAACGTAAGGAAGCAGAAGCTGCCGCTGCTGAGGCTGAACGCAAGGCAAAGGAAGAGGCTATCCGCAAGGCCGACGAAGCTGCGAAAGAAGAGCAGCAGAGAAAGCTTGCGGCTGAGCATGAGAAGCGTGATGCGGAGAATGCAGCCCAGCACGCTACTGCACAGGCTCAGTCGCTCTTTGCCCAGACTTCCGTTGGAGAAACAGGTAAGCAGAAAATTAAGGTAACAAAACGCCTTGTTGTTACCGACAAGAATGCCTGGCTCGACATAATCCAGCAGTGGTGGACGATTGAAGGCTCCAAGATGTTTCCAGACAAGCTTGCTTCCAGATTGGAGTTCATGCGCAAGGCGTGTGAGAAACACGCAAACAGCGAAGAAGAGTATATTGTTTCTCCTTATATTAAATATGAGGATGAGGTAACGGCTAAGTAATATGGCAGAACAACCGTTTGACCCTTATTATTCTCGTGGTGAGGTCTCCAATTCGGACCTCACTGCGTTGAAGTTTGCCCTGAACCCGCAGCTCAACTTCGTAAAGGAAGAGGACAAGAGAAAGGCTTTCCATCTCGGTACTCTCGTTGACGCTCTCGTTACCGAACCGGAAAAGTGCAATCATTACGCCATGACGGTTGATGACGAGAAATATACGGAGAAGGATTGGAAATGGGGTCTAGACAGGCTTGCTGTTCTGAAGAAACAGGCAACGAAGGATAGATTCCTTGATTTCGTCCTGAAGAATGCGGTCGGTCAGAAAACATTCATCAATCCGCACATGAAGATGGAATACCAGGGCTTCGAGTTCGAGCTTCCGGTACGCTGCAAGTTCGACTGGTGGCTCGGCGAGTTCGGCGGTGATTTGAAGACCACCGCAGCTACGTCACAGGAGCAATTTGAGGCTCAGATCGATTTCGTCGATTGGGATAGAAGCCGTGCATGGTACATGGACCTTACGCACAGTATAGACCCAAGATACGGAAACATGGACTTTATCTTTGCGGTCTCCAAGACCAAGAAGAAAGTATTCTATAAGAAGATTGAACGTGGTGACGAGTTGTATTTGCGTGGTAGGGAGAAGGCTCTTGAATGGGCTTTCCGCATGTGGTGTTTATTATAATTTATTATTATGTCAGATAAACCGAAATTATACGATTATCAAGAAGAAGGTGTGCGCATGGAGCTTGCCATGAAGCGCTGTATCAATGGCGATGACATGGGAACCGGTAAGACGGTTCAGTCTATCGTCGCCATTGAACGTGCAAAGGCAACTCCCTGCCTTGTTGTTTGCCCTGCTGCACTTAAGGTTAATTGGGAACGAGAGATAAAGAAGTTTACGAACCTCCGGCCTCTCATTCTTACCGATTCCGTCAATGCGACATACGGATACCATCTTACTAAGATGAACCTGTATGATGTAGTGATATGCAATTACGAGTCGCTTGCAAAATACTTCGTCGTAAGCCTCGGTCCGAAACCGTTACGGCTGAAAAACTTCCTGTTCCGTGATGAACTGAAGATTATCAAGTCTGTGATTATCGACGAGTCTGCAAGAGTCAAGGATCCATCAACAAGGCAGTCTAAAATTATCATGGGGCTGTGCCAGGGTAAGGAGTATATCTATGAGCTTACAGGTACACCCGTTGTCAATCACGCAACAGACCTGGCCTGCCAGCTTGCTATCCTCGGTCGCCTAAACGACGAGTTCGGAGGTTTTGGTGAGTTCTGCAACAGGTATGGTGAAAACGAGAATCTAGAAGAGCTTAACCGGAAGATACACGAAACGTGCTACTTCCGCAGAGAAAAGAAAGATGTTCTCAAGGATTTGCCGGATCTGACCAGAACAACCATCAGTGTTGCCCTCGACCCAGAAACACAGGAAGAGTACGATACCTGTCAGAAAGACCTGCTCACGTTCCTTCTCGAATACAAGAGCTGCTCCGAGGAAGAAGCTAGGAAAAAGCTTAGAATGAAGGCTCTTGTCAGGTTTATGAACCTTCGCTCGATATCCGGGCGAGGGAAGATGAAGGCGACGATAGAGTTTCTTCATGATACCGAAGAGCAGATAATCGTGTTTGCCGAGCATCGTGATGTCGTTAGCGCAATCAAGAAGGAGTTCCCGGATGAGGTTTGCACCGTAACCGGTTCCGATAGTCAGCAGCAGAAGCAGTGGGCTATTGATTCTTTTCAGGCTAGGAAAAAGAGAATCATCATCTGCTCCATCAAGGCAGCCGGCGTAGGCCTTACGCTTACGGCTTCTTCCAATGTGGTGTTCGTCGAGCTCCCATGGACGATGGCTGACTTATCGCAGTGCGAATGCCGTGCCTATCGTAACGGTCAGAAGAATGCGGTTACATCGTGGATTCTCATGGGTGCAAATACCATCGACGGCTATCTTTATAGCTTGATTATGCAGAAAGGATCAATAGCATCGAAGGTTACGGGCGAACAGGACTCCGCTATCAAGGATGAGGCTTATTTTGACGAGCTGGCCGATTTGGTTTTACAAAATTCTTTAAATAAAAAATAATGGAAATTCAAGGAAAAGTTATTTCCGTTTTGCCTGAAAGAAGCGGCGTCTCTGCAAGAGGTGAGTGGAAGTCTCAGACTTATGTAATAGAAACACAAGAGCAATATCCTAAGAAGATGGCTTTTGATGTTTTTGGAGCGGATAGAATTGCTAGTTTTGGTATTCAGTTCGGTGAGGTTATTAACGTTAGCTTTGATATTGATGCACATGAATATCAGGGCAGATATTTTAATCAGATTCGTGCTTGGAACGTTGTTCGTCAAGCGCAGCAAGCTCCTGTACAAGGTGGCCAGTCTAGCGCACAAGCAGCACAACAAGCTATGGCAAGTTCTGCTAATGCTGCTGGCGTGGCAAACCCGACGAATCAGCAAAATCTATTTCCACCTGAACAGCAGTCAGCACAGCAGCAAGCACAGCAACGAGGGAACTCTGATGACCTTCCCTTCTAGTGTAGAATTAATCAAACGAGCATTCAACGCTTATGTGGTTCAACCTGAAAAATGTGTTTGAACTTGAAACGTTTAGAACAAAAGTAGCCGAGTTGGAGAACAAAGGCGCGATGGTAGAGCTGAAAGAGAAACGTGGACGTTCTTTGAATCAGAATGCCTATCTTCATTTGCTCCTATCTGCATTCGGTCTCCAATACGGCTACACTCTAGACGAAGTTAAGACGCATTTCTATAAGCTGGTAGTGAACAAAGATATATTCCTCAGAGAAGGGATTGATAAATTAACAGGAGAATGTTATAAGTATCTCCGTTCTTCTGCTGACCTTACGAAAGACGAAATGAGCAAATCAATTTCTGATTTCAAATCGTGGGCAAAAGAGGAAGCTGGATTTGATTTTCCTGGTTCTGATGAATATATCGCACTACTTCATATTCAACATGATATAGAAAGACAACAAAATTACATTCAATAGCTTATGATGTTACCAACTAACATACGTCAGAAGTCTAGTGAATTGTTCCCTAATGACGCAGAGAAACAGAGAATATTTCTTATGGGTGCTGCATTCTCGTTAGGAAACGATTTGTCGGATTTCGAGATTACTACAGAGCAGAAGCAAGAAGAATGTTACCCTTGCAGAGAAGCTCTTGATATATGGCTTGCATACAAGAAAGAGAAGCATCAGACTTACAAGCCTCGTGGACTCGCAGCTCTCAAAAAGAAGCTTCTACAGTTATCAAACGGAGATCCCGAATACGCAAAGGTTATTGTTGAGCATTCTATGGGCAACAACTATACAGGGTTGTTCGCTCCTAAAAACAGTGGTGTAAACAGTTATGAACAACAGCAACGAACTTTCAACAAAATTAATGCAATCCTTGCCGGATGAGTGTAAGAAGGCGATTGCAAGGTATGGTGAGCAATATGCTCAATTCTTGAATAAATATCCTACTCTGCAAAATCGCACGGATGCAATTACTTCCGTTTACGATTCTGTAGCTAGAGGCGGTATGTCGTTTGTTAGTATTGACAAGTACTTCAAAGAGGGCGCAAGCGAGTTTTGGATTAGGATAATGCTCATCGACTTGTTTATGGTTATAGGAGCTATTGATGCAACTACTGTTTACCAGTTCAATGCTATGACTCAACGTATCAGACAAGAATACTGTCACCTTACGCCTAGTGAACTTACTAGATTCTTCTACGAGTTTTCTATGGGTGAGTATGGCGAAATCTATGTAGGAAAGACAGTGAATCCTCAAAAACTTTTTATTGCTCTCGAAAAATACATGTGTAAGCTTTATGAAAAGAGAGCTGAAATTGATTCTCAGAAGTTAGCCGAGAAACAGAAAAAAGAATACGAGGAATCAAAAAAGAATGCAATATCCTACGAAGAACATTGTCGCTTAAAGGGTGTTGATATAGAAAAGTCACCTCTTGAAAAGCTAAAGCAAAAGCTTGAAAAAGAATCAAAACGAGACCAAAATGGCAGACGTAAGTAAAATGGCAGAGGAATGGCTCAGTGAGCATCCTGACGCATCCAAGAAAGAAATATGGATGGCCGGTTATTGGAAATCTACCGATAACTGGTGCAACCGAACCAAGTAAATTTTTAGAATTATGACACAGAAAGAACGTATTGAGAACGCTACCACAAAGCAAGCGGTAGTGTTCATAGGAATCTACTTCTGGGTTATTGTGAGAAACCTAGGAAGAGCAACCAATAAGGCGTTCACAAGCTGCCCTGGTTGTTCATCGTGATAACGGTAGTAATATCATTCATCGTTAGCTTCGTCTTTATCTCTAAGGCTAGGGCAGAACGAGATAGCTACAACCAGAAGCTTGTACACGCGACACAGCAGCTCGATAGCTATATGGCTGCATACGGAAACATAAAATCAAAGTAATTATGAAGAGATACAAACATACAATAGTAATTATCCTGCTCGTTATTGCAGCTTTCGTCGCAGGTTACGGATTCATCTGCTTCATGGTTGAACATATTTTCCTTTCGCTCCTGATGGTCTTCTGTATCAGCTGCGCATTGGCAGTAGAGAGGGAGGTGTAGCATGCAGACAGGATGGAACCCGAATTTCTCTAGACCGGTGTTGGCTAGAATTCCGGTCAAAGTACCAACCGAAGAGCAGGTGAATCGCTTCTATATGCTCTTCTATTCTATGGTCGGTGGTTTTGCCACAATCGTTCAGACCCAGATTACAGACACATACAACCTCATCAAGGAGGACAAGAAGATCTTCCGCTTCGAGGCTAAGAAGAGAATCACGGAAGCAAAGGAGTGCTCTGACGAACTCATCGATGCCTTCATGCACTATATGAAGGAATGCGGAATGTCTCAGCTCTGGATGGATATGACTGATAACATTGAGGATGACTTGAAGCTTGACGTACAGAAATGCTTCTATGCCATCGATAATCAGTTTATGAAGCATCACATCAAAGAGCACAAGATGTACACGATGCTCCTGATGTCGGAACTGATGAGCAGTATGCTTGTAAGCTCGGTAGAACGTTTTGCTGAGATGATGGATAAGTACAACGGTATCCACGCCGTAAATATCGCAGAACGCTTCACGAATCCTATCCGGGGAGTTTATGCTCGTATGCGCAATGCTATTGAAATTCTCTACCCGGTCAAGGTTGATGAGGAAGTATTCTCCGAATGCCCGGACAAGTTCAACCTCGGCTTCGAGATTATCGGTCAGAAGGTACTCGACTGGAAACGAGCCGAGAACGCCCTAGCAAATGCCTGTATCCTAAACGGATTCAACCTTAATGCCGATGGTGAGTTCCTGGAGAATGAGAAGGATAACACCGGCACTCCTTGGAATGAGACTCAGACGAGAGCTCTATCCATCGCTTACCCGAACACTTCAAACAAGAATATTGCCAGGATCCTCGGCAGAAGCGTTTACGAGGTTACAAAGCAAGCTAAGAAACTCGGATTGAAGAAATCTGAGGAATACCTTAGAGAAACTAGAATAGCTAACTTAAAACGCAAGAAAAACGGAAAATAAATATAACGAGGAGGTGTAACTATGGAAGACTTACCTATAGGCTCAGAAATCATCTTGAAGGTGGTTGAGACCGAGAAAGAAGAATGTAATGGCTGTTTCTTCAATGAGATATGTAGCGACATTTATGAAATGGTTTGCCAAAATTTCAAGTGTTACGCAGGCGAAAGAAAAGACGGAAAGAATGTTCAATTCAGAAGAGCAAAGTGATTATGATTAAGGAAGTAAAAATGTACTCTGTCGTATGTGACAGATGCGGAAAGCCCTTCATTGATGAGTTTAATGGCATTGGGGCTTGGTTAGACGAAGGAACTGCAAAAGAGCAAGCAATGGAAAGCGAATGGGCAGAGATAGGTGATAAGCACTACTGCCCAGACTGCTATGAGTTTGACGATGAACTTGATGAGTATGTTCCTAAAAAGAAAGGAGATAAACAATGATATATCGTGATATTGATGGTTACTATCTTTACCAAATGCTACCAAGATATTCCATGCCAAAGGTTGATATTGTTAATACGACTTCTCCAAAGGAATATGGTCAGAAACTTTTAAATAGAAAGAGAGGTCGAAAATGGTAGAGTTTAAAGTTGGAGAAAGAGTAACTCTTGAAGTTACCGAAACTGATAAAGAATCTTGTAAAGGTTGCTTCTTTGATAGTAAGAAGTTTTGTGAAGTATGGCAGCAATACCCTTGTAGCATCAAAGAGCGTTCAGACCACAAGAATGTAATCTTTAAAGAAGTAAAGGAGTAAATCGTATGAATGGATTAACTAAAGAGATAACGGCTACGTGTGGAAATACTATCCTTGTCGTAGGCTTATCTAATAAAGACGAAGTGATGTACGTCAAGTCAACAATAAGAGTGAAGCCAAAGAACAGAAAGCAAAAGAAGGAGTTCAAAAGCCAGTCTTATAGAATGAGAAAGGTTGCAAAAGGTGAGTATGAAGTAACAACATACTGCCCATTTAACGTTAAGCTATTCTCGAAGATAATGAGCCTTCTTGAAAAAAATGAGAATGGCGAGTTTTGGTTTAATATTGATAAAAAGTAAAGAGATATGTTGTACGAAGCAAAACAGGGAAGTAAGGCTTATGAATACATTAAGAGTATTCTCGATGCTGAATTTGAAGAGCATAAAGCCTACATGAAAAGAGTGGAAGAAGCCGTTGGCTTCGAGTTTGAGAAGTATCAAGGTTATCAGCCTAACCGCAGTCTGCTGCGAGAATATGAAATAACCGCCATCTGGATACCATCCGAGCGTTTCGCCACGCTAGATAAAAAAGTATGGAGAAAGGTAGATAGCAAAATGCTAGAGGATGGCTATTATGTAGCCGTATCACCTAATAAGCGTTACAAGCAGGGTAAGGCTATCGCCGCCGCACTTGCCTCCTATAAAGCTGTTACCAATCATTTCAAGATATTGAATGAGTTGGGCATAGGGGATTCTCAAAGTGGTTCTATCTCCATCACTCAGCTTCTCCGTCACAAAGACCGCATTTTCGCCTTCTTCGATGATGGCATCCGAGCAGAGAAATGCAACTCCGATTTCAAGGAAGTCACGATAGGCGAGTATGAGGATCTTATTAATAGCAAAGATTAGAGCGTATGGATAAGTTAGAATATATTCCAGGAGATTTGGTAATGACCAACGGCATTCCTGTCGGAACCAAAAAGGGCATCGTTTATCAGGTCACAGAAAGTAATGCTGATAAATATAGAGCAGTGGCAGATGAAAATGCATTCACTGAGCTGAAAGGTTCTGTAACTCTTTCCAACTTAAAAGGGAAAACCATTGTAGATGATGGATTCCTATTTTGTGACAGTGGCGCATGGGTGAAGGATATAGTTCCGATACCCATATCCCCAGAGCTTCTAGAGAAGAATGGATGGAGAGAAGAAAAAGGTGATTATATTAATGATAACTATCATATAAGACTATGTGAAAAGATTGATGGTTACTCAGCCTATAAAGTAGTAAATGATGCTATTGTATGGTTAAGAGACGTAGAAAGCGTTTCAGACTTACAGCACCTTTTCTTTGGTCTAAATCTAAATTCTGAAATGGAGGTGTAGGTATGTTAAGAGAAGATATTAGAGGAATCTGTCACAGACATTGTATATACAATGATAAAGGTAAGTGTGATATGTGGGATGAGTTATCTGTTACTGATGAAACAGAAGAGTGTGCAAATCAAATAGATGTTTAACGCCTTCGGACATAAATAGATATTATATGAAGATATTCAACAATTTAAAATCATCATTGAAAAATATAAATGGCGCAACCTACATCAATGGTGTTAAGATAGAGGGAGCGCAGTCGATAATCATTGACAACGGTAAGGTCTATGTGAACGGAAATTTGCAAGAAGACTTCAGTACACCTTCTATAGAGATAAAGGTAGAAGGTAATGTTGGCAGCATCAATACTACTAGTGGCGATGTAACCATCAATGGTGATGCAAACTCTATCAATACAGCAAGTGGTGACGTAGATTGCCACGAAGTCAAAGGTAGTGTGCATACAATGAGCGGTGATGTTACTTGTGGTGATATTGCTGGCAGCGTGAACACTATGAGTGGTGATGTGTATAGAAAGTAACTAAACCACCCTTATGGGATTAAATATAAGTAATATGAAAAAGATTATTTTGGCAACCTTAGTCGTTGCAAGTTTGTTCGCTTCTTGCTCTAGCGAGAAGACTTTTAGAAAGAAAGATGGCTCTACGATTACAGCAAAGCCTTATGGCTGGGCTAGTAAGGAAAACAAAGTAGAAGGTGTTAACTACGAATTGAATGCTCCAGATGTTGTAGCATCTATCATCTTCGCCCCATCTGTTATCGCTCCAGTTTTGCTGACAGCTTACGATGTATGGGAGCCAGTTTCATATATAGAACCCTCTAAGTAACTAACCATCCTCTATGAGGATATAAAATAAATTGATATGAAAAAGTACATTGGAACAAAAGTTGTGAATGCCACCCCAGCGTGGCGAGTTGATGGCAAAGTGTATCTCAAAGATGAAGCTGTGCCAAAATCTATGAATCGTGAAGACGGTTACAAGGTAGTCTATGAGGGCGGATATGAAAGCTGGTCTCCTAAGGACGTGTTTGAGAAAGCCTATCGTGAAGTAGGCTCTGTTAACTTCGGTGGAGCTATTGACTTGCTGAAGGCTGGTCTTGCGGTAAGACGTAAGGGATGGAATGGCAAGGGCCTGTTTATCGTTAAGCAGGTTCCTTCACACATTGAAGGTGACATCATTCCTAATATGCAGTCACTCCCTCAGTCTGCTAAGAGTATCTTGATGAGTCGTGAGAATCCTCACATTGACTACACCAATCAGATGCTTATCATCAACCCTGATGGAAGAGCAGATTCTTGGGTTCCTTCTTCTAGTGATGTATTTGCGGAAGATTGGGAAGTTGTAACAGATTAACTAACCACCCTCTCCTTGACAACAGGGAGAGGGTAAAAATAAGAGAATATGGCAGAGATTATTTACTTTGGAACAAATGGGTGTCCCGGTCATTGTCCTATTGGTATTGACAAAACGCTGACAGGGGTAGAATATAAGATGTGGTGTGAGTGTGATAATGAAACTTGGAAAAATAATATCCGAAAGAATCCTGGTCGCCATCTCATCAAACATCATGGAGAGGTTTACACGAACTATGGTGTTCCATTCTCTGTAGACGACGAAAGAGGAGGCTCACATACCGAACTTTTTTGGAAAGGCATTCATACGGAAGAAGAAATCATCAACTTGATAAAGAATGATTCTTTTTTATCAAGGCAGTTTAATCTAAAATAATATAGTTATGGCATGGGTGGCGGTTGATATGTTTGGTTGCGAACGAGTCTATGAGCAAAAACCTAGAAGGTTTGTTAATTGTGTGTGGGTTCCAACACGATGTAGTTATGCAGATAGATTAAATGACTTTGTTACAATCCCAAATGGCAGCATTAAGAAGCTCATCGGAAGAGAATTGTCTTGGAAAGATGAGCCAGTAGAACTTGTATAGATAAAAAATGAGAAAGGTTACTTGTATTTGCGACACAATTATAAATGGTGTTACGTTTGTAAAGGAATGTGATTACAGAGTTGATTATAATCCATTTATAGGAATAATGATATATGCCCCATTCGGCTACGTAAATATCAGTAAATGGCAGCTCGATAACTATTTTATTTAAAATTATAGCTTATGAAGATTAGATTAGCTAAGAAGATAATGAGACACAATACGCCTTATTGGATATTTCGTTACCTCTGCTATAATGGCATATTATTGCCAGGAGCGGGATATAAAGTCGATTTTAAAGACCACCGTATCATCAAGGCGATAAGTTTAACAGATCACTGGAATGCCCGTAGGTATATTAACGAATTGATAAAGTCCAATAAGAAGTATCCGTTCAAGCTAAGAGATGTTCAACGTGATGCAGAAAGATTAAAGCAATGCAGCGTATTGAAATGTTGCGGTAACTGTCTTTGGTTTGACAACGAAGACGTTTACGGCGTAGGATGGTGCAGCAATAACGAGCATGAATCATCTTGCGACCAAGTATGTGATGAACATGAATTTTAAACTTTAAATATTAAAATGGAAAAGATTTACAGACATTTCAAAGGAGGTTATTACAGATTTATTACTGAGGTCACTAATAGTGAAACTCAGGAGAAAGAAGTTGTTTATCAGGCTCTCTATGGGGAGCACAAGGTTTGGAATCGTCCTGCTGGTATGTTCTACGGAAAGGTGAACGTTGATGGCGTGGAGATTGATAGATTCACCGAGGTTGTTGGCGTGCCAGTCTTGTTTAAAAAGACAAACGAGAACGCTATCATGCCAACGAAGGCGCACAATGATGATTTCTGCTACGACTGCTATGCGGTTTCTGAAGAAGAGATTGCACCTAACGTGTGGAAGTACGGTCTCGGATTTGCGCTACAGATTGAAAACCGAAACAAGCTTGCTGACATTTCAAGATGCTTTACGTTCCGTCCTCGTTCTTCCGTATGGAAGACTGGTATGATTCTCAGTAACTGTGAAGGCACTGTTGATGACCCATATACTGGAGAGATTTCTGCCGTATTCTATCACTTGTTTCCAAATATGCCAAGATACAAGGTTGGTGATAAAATCGTGCAATTCCATCTTGAAATTTGTGACAACATCATGTTTATAGAGACGGATGAGTTAAACAAAACAGAGCGCGGCGATAACGGCTACGGCTCTTCTGATAAAAAGTAATATGAACGTACTCACAGACGAACAGAAAAATTACATAAAGGAGCATCCGGATGAATCTCCATACGCAATGTCTAGGAATTTCGGATGCGCTGTGCAGACCGTATACTGGTGGCTGCATAAGTTACACGGAGACTCGTTTAAGGATGCGCGGGAAAGACGCAGGAACGAAATCCATGAGTCTGTCCGCAATATGTATCCAGAAATGTCTTCGTCTGAGATCTCAAAGGTGCTCGGAATAACGAAGTCCTGCGTTGCTAATATAGCAAAATCACTCGGTGTAACACATACCAGGGAAACTGAAGAAAGGCTTAGGCTGAAATGCGCTCAGGCAATAGTAAGACCTGAGATAATAGCTAAACGTTCAGAATCTCTAAAAAAGACGCTGAGGCTTGATAGATACAGAGCAGCGAACGGAATTAAACAGAAGACACGACGCAAGTTCAAGACGATTCCGAGCAGATGCCTATGCGCTAGGAACTACCTGTGCAACAAGTACAACTACTTCTACGACAAGGACTACGGAGAGCTGCTGACCATATTCTACGACAGTGAAACGAGAATGCTGACCGAAGATCAGCAGAAACATTATGAGAAGAAGTATGGTATCAAGTTCCTCCAGGGAGCTGAAGAATAATTTCTGTGCATTATTATCTATATGTTTAGAGGCGGCTATCCATCACGGACGGTCGCCTCTTTTCATTTAAACTAATAACTAAACATTAACTAAACCAAATGTTATGAAAAGAAAACTTAAGAATGTTTATGTAATTTTACCTTGCGGTATATCCAACCAATAAATGCGAGAATACCTATGAAAAGACAAACTGATGCTATCTTACCTATTTTCAAGAAAGCTCTGTCGGTCTTTGATAGTTGCTTCTCGACATATACTTTATCTTTCGATATTTCGTTTATCACCGACATCAAGGAGTCACACTTGCTGTGATATATCGACGTGCTATCCTTGTATTCTTTGAGAATCGAAATACTGTCTCTCAGTATCTGTACGTCTTCATGTGATATTTCGTGATATTCGTAGTGAAATCTGTCTTCTCCAACTTTGTTACCATTGGCATCATACTTGGATGCTGTGCTATCTTTGACGTGCGTCTTTTCCTTTGTGGTTGACTTCACGGATTCCTTGTGAGATGCTTTATATAACTCCATCTCTTTAATAAGCCTTGCGTTAAAGAGTGAATCCCACTTGGCATCATTGCGCTTGTCAGTGATGTACGTCTGTTTCTCTACCAGTCGTTCTTTAGCCTTGCATCTACAGAACATTGATAGAATCAGCATCGCTACTGCAATGGTAATTACAACCTTTGTTATCTTATCTATCAGTTTCATAAGCTACTGAATTACAATCGTTACTTTTTCCTTTTTATCCCAAGCCGTTTTCATTGTCTGAATGAGCTTGTTTGTCCAGAATCGAGAATCGCTAACCCAACCTTTCTTGTTATTTTTCCCCACTAAGATACAGCCCAGTGTGTCTTTTGCAGAGTTACCGGAATGAATACGGATGCCATCGAACCCTGGCACATCCTTTAATAATGGGAGCATCTTCTTGAATCTGTTAGAGTAGGTATATACGCATTCATAGCTGCCGCTTGGTATTGCAGTCTGCCCATAAACCTTTTTCTTCTTGATTTCGCACAAATCCATTCTTTGGTTCAATCCTCTGTCTGTATCTTCAAGAGTATTGCAGCCAAACAAATTGCCATTCACGTACAGACGACTAATAGTATAGCCATCCTTTTTCCAAGCTCTATCTATTGTAATTAACATGATTGATTTCCTTTCTGTTGTTTGTATGAGTTAAAAAATGATGACAGGAAAGGTATCCTCTCTAAAAAGTACAGTCCAAGACAATAATGTAGAAAGTTCGCTACCATCCATGGTGGCGTACCTTTCTTGAATATCTCCATCATCTTCTGGGTGATATTCATGCCGTAGAAGTAAATCACAACGTAGGTAATCATTGACACACATTGAATAGCTCCATCCATTTGCCCTTTCCATCTACCAATGGTATATACGGCTGCACATAGGACGAAGTATATCGTTGCGTGACCTACGCAAATAAGTGCCTTCTTGAGTTCAAATTTCTCACCTTTAGCTATCATACCACTAAGGTATCCAAACACAAAGTTGAGAAAGAAAATCAAAGCCAAAGTCTTCAATTCTCCATCAATAGGCTTTAAGTAGGCTACGACCGCTATCACGACCCCTACTAATAATTCTCTTAATCTTTCTGCCATTTTCGTTATCCTGAATAATTAATAAAAATAAAGTTTCGGTCTTTTGATGCAAAGATAGCAAAAAAAACCGAAACTTCATTCAGAATAACGAAAAAAATCAGATATTCAGATCATAATATGGCATTCCTCCGTTTTCCAGGAAAGAAACGCATTCGTCGAAAATCTTACGTTCGTAATCGAGCGCGTTGATTTTAGGAAACCATTTCTTTATCTTTTCGCCATTGCGTTTTACCATCTCACCCCAAAGAACACACCAATCTTCGAGATTAATTTTATCATTCTTGACTTCGTGCCAGTAGTCTTTTGCAACATCTTTTGTGTGGAGCTGGTTAATGAGGCAAAGATGCATATCTGCCATTTCCTCGTCGTAGTGACACGATCCAATCTCCCCCTGGACCTGCTTCATCATATCAAGCATTACGCTGTCGTTCATTTCGACTTCGCAGCAATCTGCAATGATCGTAACGCAGTTCTTGATAGCCTGCATGTCATTGCTAGCTATAATTTCTTCGAATACCTTTTTCATAACCGTATATTTTTGATGTTACTTCAGAAAATAATCTCTGATGTCGTATACGCCATCCTTGTCCTTCAGGAGATCAAGTGCGAGGCTATGTGCATACTTAACCAGATGCTCAGTGCCAATGTCCTTCACGTCTTCCTTGCCGAGTATTTTAGCAATGGTGCATCCGTGATCGCTTACGACCTGATTCATGGCAACGTACAAAGCATAATCGTTGTAGTAAGGCTTCTCCTCTGTTGCAAGTCCGAGACCGGTCATAGCATTGAGCCATGTCTGCATATCCCAGGTTACAGGTGGATTCATGCCGTTTACAATCTCAGATGCCTCCTTCTTGGTGAGATAGTTCTTCCACTTGATAGCGCACAGCTTATCAAGATACTCTTGCGCCAACTCTGGGTGCTTTGCTGCCATATCCTTCATCATGCAGCGCATCGTATTACCGAATACGTGCATATACTTTACGTTTGCTGATGATGCCATCATTCCATACAGCTCATCGAACTTACTCATAATCTCTTTTGCTTCCATATTGTCTTGTATTTATATATGTGATTATTCTGCTGTTATCAGACTTTTCAACTCCTCAAAGTCAGTTTTTGTAAAGCTGATACTCTTCTTGCTGCCGAACAATATTGTCGTTATAATATTATCAGGCAAATCAATAACCAAAGCACCGCCATCAATGCGACCTTTGACAAATCCGAAATCAAACTCATAGTTGCTTATATTCTCCAACATCTGCATGAGGTCTGAGAATATGGTATCAGCATCAATGTTTCCGTCTTCATCGGCGATGAATAGGGTAGCGTTGTCAATGCTCTTGCCCCAACTATCCTTGTGTTTGGCGATGATATTGTGCGATGCTCGCTTCATGTAAACCGATGGAATAGCCAATGCAGGGTTCTCCTTCACCATATCACTTATTCTAGCATCTGCCCACAAATCAAGCGATGTAAGCAGTTTCTCTTTAAGTTCTGTTACGTTCATTTTTTGTTTTCTCCTTTCTTTGTCTTATTGTACCATACAAGGTATTCTTGCCAAGTCTTATCACTATGGTTAGTCATATAATCGTTGAGCATAGCAGATTTTTGTTCCTCTGCTTGCGCTACTTCTTTTCTCAAACGCTGCATCAAAGATAAGTGCTTCTTCAATGCTTCCTGTCCTTGCTGAGTGCTTTCAATGCGAGGACGTATGATGCGCAATTCCTCGTCTTGCACTAGCTTAGACACATATTGCAAGCTATTAACGTATTCCTGATTCTGCATCAAGTACTGACGTTGCGCCCCTGTAAGATTGTCCTCAATCTTGTCAATCTCATCCCAAAGTGGGGTGGAGGATTGCTGCGCTTGCATGTTGATAGATGCTCGCTTCTGTTGTATCGCTTCGTACATCTTCTGAAGCTCGGCATCCATCATCGGCGGCTGTTGCTGACTTGTGCCCATATCCAATAATGGGCTGTTTCCAAAATTCATCATAATCAATATCTTTAAGTTGGTGATATATTATAGAGAGGTGAGAGGGCATCACCTACGAGAGATAGATACCCCTCACCAACTCATTTCTTTTTCTTGGGCTTAACAACCTTGCTACGCACCAGTGCTGGGCGTTGTGGTGGTTGTAGTGCCGCAGTTGCAGCCGCTGTAACTACCGAATCCCTGGAGTACTGGAGTGTTCGGGAGCATCAACTGCCCTCGCAAGCAATTGCAGGTCTTCTCGTTCACGTAAGCCATCATCAGCTTCTCCTTGTAAGGAGTGAGGGCTTCCATAACGGCTACCTTCTTGTCAAGGTCGCAATACTTTGCTTGCAACGCATCGTACTGGTCTCTCTGATTCTTGTACAGACCGAAGTCAGCATCTACCTGCGACTTGTAAAGACCGAACTCAGCCTGCATTGCTCGGCGGTTCTCAGCGTTGATAGCATCTACCTGCGACTTGTAAAGACCGAATTTCTCAGCGATGTCAGTCTCACGCATAGCGTAGAACTTGTTAGCGGTGTCGAGCTTCAAACCGAACATATCAGTAAGCAGCTTCACCTCATCAGCGCATTCCTTCTCCATTACCTGCAAGGCGGTTGGCTGATTTGAGCTTGAGTTAGCTCCGTAAGTGTTGATGTTTACGTTCTCAGGCATATTGCTGCCGAGTGAACCAAATACGCTGCGGTTGTTACCGCCAAGCAACCAAGCACCAGCACCGAGTGCTGTGCCGATGATACCAAGGGTAAGACCAGCATTGCCTGTTGCCTTAGAAGCATAATCATCGTGCTTCTTTCCCTCTTCGTAGATTTTCTTCTCTACGACCTTTGCATCTGTCATTTCCATGATACAATCTTTTTAAGTTATCCTTATATTAACTAACACTATTGTAACGTTACGGATGCAAAGGTACGAAGAAAAGGGGAGAGCTAATATAACTCTATCACACTTTCTTTTATTGCTTGATTATCAGTGATTTAAGGTGATAGGAGGTAATATCATAAATAACAAAAAAAAGAGAGGCAATCACTTACCTCTCTTACTCTTAATGAAGTGCAGAATATCCCACTTCTTCCAATACCTAGTGTGCCCACGCTTCTTGCACTCGCCGTTCGGAATATCACCCCTAGCCACCATCCTGTTAAGGGTAGCATCAGAAACTCGCAATTTTTCCTTGACCTCCTCGGTGCTCAACATAGGGTTGAGAGCATACGGCAGATAGTTCTCACAAAGGTCTTCTATCTCATCGCTGCTCATTCCGCAAGCAGTTACCTTCTCCCCTCTCTTCTCTTGCTCGTCTGCTCGAAAACAAGAATCCGATAACGATTTTAATAACACTCCCAAGGTGTGATAACCAAATAACTTTCCCATATCATTATAATCTAGAGATTAAACTTTGACAGCCCTTGCCTGAGAAATACTTATCGGCAAAACCATATACATAAAATATAATGGTCATTACAAGTATTACAACATTAGCTTCCACCATTTCGTTGGTGGTAAAAACATTCCAGTATACGATATGAATAGCATTTATCCCAAATAGGTAGATTATCATCGGAATACGCCATCTGTAGCAGAGCCAAAAGAATCTGCTCGCAATTATAAGTACAAGCGGATGGATGTAAACGGAAAAATAGATAAATGCTGCCGATACCCAATTCTCCTTAAACCATACGCACATTTCTTTTTCATGAGACGCAAATGTTACCATGCATGCAATATGAAAAAGCATGATAAACAGAGGCATCACTTCACAATAATACTTAAACCAAGTGAGTAGCTTTATGCTGTAGCCTCTACCTGCAAGGATAATGACGTTTATCATTTCGCTAACGTCCATGTCCTTAAACATTACTCTTGACAACTGTACAACACCGACTGATTGAACTAACCGATGGACTTCATCTTCTTCCTCTTTAGTCATAATTCGTTGATTTTAATTTATCGTTTTGTTGATTTATAAGTTTAATGCTACAAAATTACGTTTTTTCTTGCAAAGTTGATATTTTTGCGAATATTTTTGTGTTAAACTTTATAAAAAGTAACAATCTGTAAGTTCTGCTAGCAAAAAGAAAGGCGGCTACAATGTTGTAAACCGCCTTATCTTCTAGATTATATAAGTAAGCCACCTATAACGCTTCCTGCTCTCAAGGTACGTGAGGTTTTCCTGATTGGCATAAGCCTCCTGCTCAAAGGAAATGGCACGATAAGCCTTATGGCTGTCTCTGAGGATAATCAGCCTTATAATCCATTCTACCACATACCAAATGTAGAAAAACACATAAAGCATTTCCTTCATCTGCTCGGTGTGTATCATTTCGTGATTGAGAGTCTTATCACTGATTGGCTTGTCTCTTCGAGTGAAGAGAACCCCGAAGAGGTTCACGTAACTGAAACCTCTAGGGGGAATAATTTTATTCTTGATAATCTTCATACTAGATAATGAATAATTCTACAAATAAATACGTGAGGAACACATCTGCGAACCCTGCTATCTCCAGCCAATACCAAGGGTGGAACTTGACATCCTTTCTGATATACCAGAAGCTATTTGCTACCTTGAAGAAATCAATGGCAACAATGTAGATGGTGTATAGGAGAGCTATCACAAACGTTATCCACCAGCATACCGACATGCACCAGCCTACACAACCTGCCGCAGCCACGATTGCTGCCGACTTATGCACCGAATAGGCATCATGGTCGCAATAGTTGGGTGCAAAGCCTACGAAGCACAAGCCTGCACAGCCAAGGAAGGCGAGAAACTGGATGCCCATGCCTGTATCGAGCAGACAGACAAGCATCATGAAAGCCACCGCAACCATGATGAGTGAGAATAGCCAACCCATGTTGCGGGGCTGCTTGAATGGAGCAATTTCGCTGCCCGTAGTAGGCAGCAACTGATAATAGGTATCGCTCACCATATTAGGGATGCCGAAGCGAAGAGCCATCAGAAGCAGATATCCTCCGAGAAGGAGAAACGAGATAAATGCGAGATACCACATAAGCCTACACCTCCATCTTTAACTTGTCGGGATAGCCTGACTTATAATCATAGGTCAGGACACCCTCAATGTTATCCAACTCGCTCACTGCCTTCTTGTGCGCTGCGGTCACATTGAAGCACTCCAGGGCATACATTTCGAGGGCAGAGAGCAACTGTATAGCCTTGTCACAGTCTACCTCCAACTGATAGCTGCCCAGCCACAATGTCGTCTTTTCCTGCCCCATGCTCTTTGCGATAGTGGTGGAGTTCATCAGTCCTACACGGGTCGCCTTGTCGAGCCATACCTCCATGCCGTTCAGCAGGAAGGCGTTGACGGACGAAGAAGCATCGTACTTTTCAATGTAGTGCAACATCGCCTTGCGCATATACTCCAATGGCTCTGCGCCAAGACCCTCACTAATCTCTTTTATCTCTTCCATGCTCGCCTGTTCTCCACTCGCCAAGATGTCGTTCAACACCAAATCCATGCTAGGCTTGTAGTCATACCGCTCAAGCATGTAATCACAGAGCGAGGATTCCTTTTCCTGCCCATTCTCTGTTTTATCAACCTGCATGGTCTTAGCCCATGCTACTCTGTAGATGTCTCCATCCACAACCTTAAAAGCCGTAAAATCGGCTGATTCTCCAAACGTTTTTACCATATTATTACAATATAATTTCGTTTTAAAGTATATTCTCCATTACTACCTTTTTCTTGCTAGAAGAAATGTGGTAAAATAACAAAGTCTAAGTGTTAAATAGAGCACACGGGACGGACATAACGGACAGAATCCTTACTTCTTAGGGTACTGTTATTGCTGTAGGACCAATCAAAATCCCATGCAGTTCCACTAGAAGCCTGAGTGGAAGTCCAGTGGGAGTCGGTTCGTTGCATCATTCTTCCGCCGATTTTTTCCATTGCTTCAACTATTGCATTCTTGTTATTATAAGCATCACATGCTTCACCAAACGACCATAAATAGCCTTTTTTGCCGTTCTTAAATGTATAATTGCGACAGCTCTCTGCTGCGGGAGCATTACCACTACCGAGTTGTGCAATAATCTTATCAGTATTCGCTTCGCCAGCATAGTCATGTTTTGCTATTGCAGTATCTTCGGTAGTGATAATCCCAGATACAATCCCGTTCACGCCCCATTCTTCTGCATCACTTTCTACATTTGTAGGTGCAATTATAAACTTACTATTCTCTGTACATACATATACACCTACTGCCTTGCTATTATTTGCAGCATTCCAGTTTTCAGAGAGCGTAAGCTGTCCATCTGTATCGTATATATATATACCAAGCGGAATCTTATTATAAGTCATTATGACGTTCCTACTTGTACCTACGCCAGCAGTATAATGTTGTTCCAATGGCGGAGCGTATCCGCTTACGCCACTTGCACTTACAGTATACGTATTGACCGAAGGAATCTTGAACACAAGCGGTGTTCCCTTCCATATCTGCGTCTGTGTCTCTCCACTCATCGTATTCTTGACGGTCACAACAACACCGTTCAGCTTGCTATCCGATGAAGACAAGTAGCTTGTGAGCGTCACCGTCACAGTTTCATTGTAATCACCTCCAGCAATCTCTCCCCATACGGCATTATTGCCAGAAATGTTGTACAGCTGATAGAACTTATATCCATGTTCAGCAGAAGAGTCCGCTACTCGGCACATGTATCCTACCTTAAATGAGCGTGTAGCTCCGTTATCGGTGAAGGTAAGCGTGCTCGATGTAGGAGCAGATGAGAGAGTTGGAATTATGTATTCCGTATCCGTAAATTTCGCATTCGATGGCACATTTGCATTGACGGTGTGATTATTCACCCTTGCCGCATTGTCCGCATTTGATGCGCTCACAGCCTTTTCTGTCTTGCCGAGATACTTTTTGTCGGCATCGGCAGTTTTCATGTATGCTGCCAAACTCTGATGAGAGGTAAGATAGTTACCTTTAGGCTGGTATTTTGCTGCTGCGTCAGCATCGGTGATATACTTCAAACCCTTGACCCAAGTCTCAGTTGCATAGCCTGCAAGAGACTGATGAGAGGTGAGGAATGTTGCACCTTTTACAATAGCTAACGTCTTTCCGCTCTTTGTGATTGATGTCACCGCATTGCCCGAACCGTTTACGTTTATAGCATTCACGTATCCGTCTAGCGACTGATGTTCGGTAAGATAATTTCCTATCGGTTGATAGGTCTTTCTCGCAACCTCACTAGTAAGATACGCTGCGAGGATAGTTGCAACCTCCTCCTTGGTATAGGTATCGGTTATTCCGTATCCTCCGAGCGTAGTTGACTTATCAGCTTTCTGAGCGATGGCTTTCTCGATTACCTTGTGAAGATCATCATCCTTTGCTAACTTGTCAGCAATCTCTTTTAATGTATCAAGAGATTCAGGCGCTCCACCGATAAGGTCAGCTATAGCCTTGCGGAATGAACCCTCTACTGTTGATGCACCGTTGATGATGTCAATGATGGCTTGCAAAGATGCCTCCTTTGCGGTCGCACGCTGCATTTCTTCCGTAAGCGATGTTCCTAGCGCATACTTGCTGTGAGTGTGTGACGTGATGTCACCAGTAAGCACACTTTCTACCTTCTCCTTTGTAAGCTGATAGGAAGAAGAGACGGACACACCGCTGTCAATAAACTCGCCCCGTGCGTCATCATATATCCACCAGTTTCCGTTATGTACGTAAGGGGATTTTCCGTTTTCACCCTTATCACCCTTTACACCTTGAAGACCCTGAATACCCTGCTCACCTTGGATTCCTTGCTCACCTTGGATTCCTTGCTCGCCTTGGATACCTTGCTCTCCTTTATCGCCTTTGTCACCTTTGTCACCCTTTACGTAGATATTGCTCTTTACGTAAGATTGCGAGTCCTTATCCCATGCGTACACGTAGTTGTCTTCCCCGATATATGTAGGATGATTGGCAGTATCATTAGCATTATCAGCGGCATCAAGAGCTGCCTGCTTAGATGTAGCAAAATCAGTCTCTCGCTTTGATTCTGCAGCCACACGACCTTCCTCTGCCTTAACTCTCAATGCCTCGGCATTGGCGATGGAAGTATTTATCTCGCTGGCTTTTCTTGCTTCACTGTTTGCGTTATCGGCAGCTGCGTTCGCTCTGTTTGCGGCATCAATGGCTGCTTGCTTCTGTTCGGTAATATCCGTGACGGAAGCATCTACTCTGTCAGCAGCTTCGTTGGCATTCTGCGCTGCGTCCTCCGCAGACTTCGCCTTCGCATCGGCATTGGCTGCGGAGTTATTAGCCTTATCAGCCGCATTGTTGGCATTTGTCGTTGCGGTGTTCGCATTCGCGGTTGCAGTATTCGCATTCTCAGTTGCGGCATTGGCGTTATCGGTTGCGGTCTTGCACGCTTCGGTCTGCGTTCTGGATTCCGCAGCAGCATCGGTAGCAGGCTTCATCAGCTCTGCCTTGTCACTATCCGTGAGGTCGGCAAAGCGGAGACGGATTCCCTTTGGAATACCGAGATTCAACTTGTAGACAGGGTTTCCGTTTGTATCTGTGCCCGAAGAAGACACGGAAGCGGTGGCATTCGCATCCTCGGCTAGGGTAGTCACATTGCCGATAAGGAACTGAGGGGTCTTGCCCGTAAAACCTCGGAAACCGCTCATATCTACAAGATAGGAATAAAACTTCTGCCCTCGTTCGTTCAGAGCGACTACATAAAGTTTGGCGTTATCCTCATCCTCCACATTAGCGGTATTGATGAGAATGAAATCATTCTCAGCGAAAGTGTTTACGTCCGTAGCATTCATCGCTGATACGGAAGCGAATACCTTCTTGATTTGGAAAGCCTTACCTGTAAGGTTCACGTCCGTCTTGCTATAAGCCTTGGTGGTTGTATCCCATCTGTAGAAATATCCGTCTGCGTCTACGTAAGGAGGATGCTGCGCAACACCGTTTGCATCCGCTGTTGCTTTATCGGCAGCCGCCTTTGATGTTGCAAAATCTGATTCACGCTGAGTCTCTGCTGCCACACGAGCCTTTTCCGCATCTACCCTTGATGTTTCAGCCTTAACACGACTGTTTTCCGCAGTCACACGACCGTTCTCCGCAGTAACACGACCTTGCTCGGAATTGACGATGTTCTCATACGCTTCTATGAGGTCTGAGATAACAGGACTCATCGAAGTATAGAGTGCAAGCATACTCCATGTAGAGCCGTTATCATAGCTCACTTCAATACCCTCATTTCCACCTCGGAACTTAGGTGTCACACCCTCGGCTTTCACGCCTGTAGATTCTCCACCTATCACCCAATTACCATCGCTGTTGATGCTAGGCTTAATGCCTTCGCTGAGATAAGCTCTTACAAACTCGGCAGGAATTTTGACCTGCAAGCCGCTAGCTGTGTAGACCCAAAAGAAGTCGGTGCTCACCACTAGGCGTGAAGCGGTGCTCAACTGACTGGCTATGTCATTTATTTTTGTTTCTGTTGCCATAAAATTATTGATTTAAAGATTCATTGATTGCCTTGCTGACTGCTTCGATGAAACAAGGAGCGGTGGTTTTCTCCACCAGCCCCTTAATGATGTCGAGCTCTTCCTGCGAGTAGTCGGTTTCATCACTTCCGTTCCACATCTTGACGGCAAGAGCCTGTCCTGCCAATCCAAGACCTGCACCCTGCGAATAGATGATGTTCGCAATCTGCTTGCGTGCGTTCACTACCTGACACTGGCTCTTGTCGAGTGTCACGAATACTTCTAGATATTCTAACTTAACTTTCATACTCTTTGCTTTTTATTATATAACCTTTTTTTTATTCCATTAACCAGCGCTACATTCGGAAAACCACGTATCCCCATCAAATATGAGATGTATTTGCTCATTTTTTTTTGTACTTGTAAATTCTCCTGTTTTACCGCTCGAAGTACGATAACTAACTCCCGCAGGTGCTTTTATTGTAACATCGCCAGTTCCAGCTCTTATAACTGTAAAGACATCTCCTGTTTTAGCACCTGTTGCAGAAGTTGGCAAAGTTATCGTGATGCTAGATGAATTGTTGCAGCGGATACACATTCCTGACGCATAAATTGAAGCATTATTGCGCAAATCCAAACTGTAACTAAGTGGGACAATAGGAACACGGAAACCAACGAATGTACCATTTTCCATTACAATGCCAGGGTATTGAGCACTAACATTGGAAGCACCAACGTTAATGTGGATTCCTGCCTGAGTTGCAGAACTTTGAGTAACAATACCATAATTTACAACAGATAGAGCAAAGTTATAACTGGCATAGGTAAAACTCTTTGCATCTAGAACCACCATGCGGGTAAAGTTGTTGCCTTCCTTTCCAATAACTAATCGTGCATTGCTACAGACAAGATTATTATCTTCCAGTTTGAAGCCGCCAATCTGTCCGCTCGTAGCCGTAATCTTACCCGTAATATCCGCATTGGTCGTCTTAAATTTACCACCTCTAGTTATAGAAGTAGTAGCATTGCTGCCTTCAGTACCGCCTATCCAGAACGCATAATCTACATCATCCTTCACCCATCGGAACGAGCCAAAGATATTGTTACCTTCCATCAGGTTAAACTGCTGACCTTGGGCGAACTTCAGAATCGCATTCTTTGCCACGATAAGAGGAGAATACATCGGACCAGTATCACTCAGTTTCGTCCACAGCTTATTTTTGTCAGAGTCAACTGCTGATGGGTCGAATGAACTGCCCGTAGCCGTATGCGTAACGTTGCATTGATAGATAGACCAGCCATCGTTAGCATTGTTATCCTCAATATATATCAGGTCGATATACTTCTGTTCCTTGGTCAGGGCAGAATCATTATGATAAGTTGCACCGCTCTTCCATCCTTCGGAATTTCTGACGATGCAGCCGTTCTTGCCCATCTTTCCGGCTTCGGCAAAGTTGGCTACCACAACAGGCTGACTCCAATCGTCCTGAACGGAGTCAGTACCATGTTTTCCTGCACGAACAGACTCCCAAATGAACCTGTTTGTAGACGATACTGCTAGCCGTTTTGCCGTCCATCCTCCCTGCAAGATACCATTTGTACGGTAAGGCTTGGCTGGCACTGACGTATCGTTAGCGGTAGCGATATAGGCGCGCTCCATAACGATGGCTTCAGCCTGCATCGGCATCGCCTTGCTCCAGGTTATGTTGCCTACAGCATCTACGGTTCCGTCGGTACGCCATAAGCTCTCAGTAAGAGCTATCATCGATTGCCAGGCAAAGAGACCATAGTCGCCGTAGCTATCTGTGCCGCCATCCTTGAAATATCCGATAAAGAAATAATATTCTCCTGCATCAGGCATGGATAATTCAGCAACAAGACTCTGACCATCGCCGCTTACTACATAGGCATACTCTGATCTGTTGAGATATTCGCTATCTTCCTTTATCTGATTGCCATCACTATTGATGACCTCAGACGGCAGATAGAGACGAGAGATACATACCAGGTCCCAGTTGGTTTCAGAATAAGACTTCATCATCACTCTGAGATAGCTATCTCGGAAATGGTTAACAACTTTAATACGGCGTATGCACTTGCCGTTGTTGCCAAGAGAGGAAGGAGTCTTATAGAAAGTTTTCTTCTGCTTGATACCATCTAACAGAATTTCACTTTCTTCTGTTCCCCATGCGTTAGTACTGCTGTTGTACCGGTCGCTAATCTCATCTGTTGTAATCTTACCACCCAGCACGATACTCTTACCCCCCGTAGATGGAGCCGTCTTTGTCCAGCCGCTGCCAATATCATCCTGCGCTTTATCATAGTCGGCAAGCGTTTTCGGGGTAGGAAGAACTGATGGTTCTGAAGCTGAAGACTGATAGCCTACGATGAGACCATCGCCATCCTTAGCCTTATACCCCTCGCAGGATACCGTATATTCAGGGTCACCCTCAGTATAGTTGGTTCGGACCACCTTCCACAGCCAAGGCTTGTCGTCGCTGAAATCTTTCGGCATATCCGTACTTCCATGATACCATATTTCGTTAGCATCAGGAGCATCCGTCAGAGAATGCCATGCAATAAACCTCGTTTCCTGACTAACGATACTTCTAGGATAACGATTGAAAAGTTGTGGCATCGAGAACTCACCATCACTGCCAAGTTCTCCCCGCTTATAAGCCACGAAAACATATCTTTTATCCTCTGTTGGAGCCATCAGGTCATCCTGCCATCCATCAGTAAGTTTTCCGTTTGTTCGCTTAGGTGCAGAGAAATCATTATTTAGATAATTAGACTGATAATAGATATACTCATATCCGTCACCATCTGCACCAGTCACGTTTGGCACTATCTTCACGGTCACATAGTCTATATAGCTGAAACCATCAAGTGTGCCTGTCACTTTGAAAACTATAGTCTGTGCAACCATGCCGAGTCTCGCACCTTTTGCACACGATATAGAAGCCGTATTACCACTTATGGAATTAGACACATTAGTAGTATTTGCCCTGTCTCTAACAACTTGACTTACATTACAGTCCCTTCCGTCTACACGAAGGCTAAAATGAATATCCTCACTGAACGCTGCCAGTGCCTTGCCATTACTGTCAGTAGGTATCGTAACAATATCGTCCGTAGATGAAGCTTTAGGCGCATGCTTGCCATCGGTAGCGATATAGCCGATAAGCTGCGCATCGGAATAGGTAGTACTATTGTCTTTCCATACTATCTTATCACGACTCCAGATGTACGTTCCCTTAGAGGCATCAGTAGGATAGGCATCGTCCCATGAAGTAGGCTTATTTTTGTCGGATGCCGATGTACCATATTGCTCTGTTACCGATGCAAGGTCGGAGCACTTGCCAATGCAGTAGATGCCAGTGAAGGCTTCAGAACCGTTGGTGTAGACAACCTTGTCTGCGCTCCATACGTAATCATTTGCATGTGTCTCAATTACGACCTTAGACAGGGTATTATAAGTGAAGCTGCTAGGCTGCGAAGTCATGGATTTTGACAAGCCATACCATGTGTTTACACTTGTAATGCCTATACCATCCTTCGCCTTATAACCCTCGCAGGAAACCACATCGTCCGTAGTACCATCAGTATAGGTTGTTCTGATAATCTTCCACAGCCAAGGGTATGCGTCGCTGAAATCCGTCGGCATTGACGTACTGCCTGAGTTCCACAATACATCATTTTTTGGCGCAGAAGTCAAGCTGCTATGCGCATAGAACTTCGTTTCCTGCTTAGCGATACTCTTAGGGAAGCGGTTAAAGAGCTTTGGAGCACTGAATGTTCCATCACTTCCCACTACTCCCTTCTTGTATGCTACATATACGTATTGCTTATCTACAGTAGGAGGCATCGGGTCGTCCTGCCAATTATCTTGCAGGATACCATTTTGTCTTCTTGGTGTTGGAATCGAAGACACAGAACTTGATGAAGAGAGATAGTAGATATACTCATATCCATCTCCGTCCGAACCCGTCACGTTAGGTACTACCTTAACCGTTACATAGTCGGAATAGCTTGAGCCATCGTCAAGCGTGCCCGTCACCTTGAAGACAATGGTCTGCGAGGTAATACCGAGGGCAGCACCTTCCTCGCACGTTATTGTAGCCACATTGCCGCTGATAGAGCAGGACACATTACTGAGCGTAGAACTGTACCTTTGAATTGATGAAATATTACACTCATGTCCGTCTACGAGCAGACTAAAGCCAACTTCCTCGCTGAATGCCAGAAGAGCATTGCCATTACTGTCGGTAGGAATCGTGACAATATCATCGGAAGACTTCGCTTTTGGCGCATGTTTACCGAAATGTGCGTATTCCGCAGGGGCAGAGAAAGGTCCCCAATGACCGTTAGTTGATACTCGCTTGCTTACCCATTCATACTGGTTCACAGCATCCACGCCCGTAGGGTCATCCGTCCATCCCAAAGTGGTAGGAACATAATCTGTGCGCTGGTAATCGGTGTCTGTAGCATAGTCGCTAGGAGTAGGGTTAGAAGGAGCTGTGTTTTGCAACTTAAAGATATACTCAATACCCTTACCATCCTTACCGTACGCAAGCACTGGAACAGATTCCTTGTCGAGCATGTTATTATTACTGTCATAGAGAGCGAAAGTAACCATCTTGTCTGATGCTGACACAGGTACATCTGTTCCGATACCTACGGAAGTCGTTGCATTTTCGCTCTTTCCGTATTTCAACGACATTCCAGCAGGAAGGGCAGTCAGCTTGTATCGCTTGTCGTCTGACGATGTTGCATAGACATCACAGCTCACGGAATTGACCGTCTTGTTTCCGTCCTTATCCACTACGATGCTGTCCGCAGAAGGTATCAGCTCATAGACTACGGTATCAGACGATTTGAGGATAGTCAACTCCCTTGTATACTCGTAGTTAGCTCCTGCGTATCTTCCCACAACCGTGATGTTCATCTTCGTAACCTGAGCGAGGGTATCGGCATTAAGATTATCCGCATCAATGGTAATCACCTTCGCTTTGCCCTCAATGCTCATCGAAGTCTTTAGACCTGCTACACTAGAGACATTGAGCGAGGAAATCGCCCATGGCTCGTTGTGATACAGAAGTGACACCTTGGTCTTGATAGGCAAGCCTATGTACTTAGCTGTCTTGGTATTCCATGCCACCGATGCACTCTCGTTACTGAGGTCGCACACCATAAATGGCAGGGTATCGTGCTGAATGCGGATAGGCATCTGCACCATCTTCGAGGTCTTGCCTTCCAACTCTACCACAATCGTTACCATGGCATCCGTAGCCTTGCGCATTGCATCATAATCAAAGTTTGCATCGTCCGTTGTTCCAGCCACTCCGTCCTTGATATTGCGGATAGCTGTGACAAAGATTGTAGAGTTCTGTACCATCACTTCGCAGTCCTCGCTCACGGCATGTACACGATAATGTCCTGCTGTTACGTCCTCAGTATTACCATCCTCTTCAAGCAATATATCCAATCCCTTGCGGACGAATACAGCAGTAGAGATGCGGTACTGTTTTGTAGTCTTCTCCTCGTCCTCGGTATAGAGACCGTTAATGACATTGCCCATATCATCTACCGTGATAACGCTCTGATACTGTGACAGACTTACATCGTAAGCCTTCGCCTCCTCACGCAAGTCATCCAGTCCAGAAAGACCTTGCAGATAATTGATGTTACCTCCGAAGTAGATGTTGTCCTGAACATAGATACCATTGCCTTCAGGTCGCACGGTAGAGCCATCCTTCTTGACAAGTACCAGACCACCAAGCCAGCCATATCTAGCCACACGGTTCTGCGACTGCACTTCCCATGTGCTGACTCCATCCAACACCTCTATAAAGCTGTTTCCCCTTGACGAGAAATACATGCTGCTCTGACGCTTTTCATCGGTGAAGCTACCGTATTGCGCAAAGTCCATATAGGCACAAGGGTCTGGAGTCACGGAACTTTTCTTGCCGTACTGGAAGACGAACTTACCCTTCTCATTCGTGATAATATGCATCACATAGAAATAGGTAGAGAAGAAGCCTTTGTGCTGAACGAAGTTGCAATCGTCCAAAGCTCCTTCCTCTATCTTGTCTGCTCCATGCACATTGTCAATATCAGCATAGAGACCACGACAGATGTCACCAACCTGCAAAGAACCATAATCGTTATCCTCAAGATGAAGGGTAATGATACGATTCTTCACGTCCACGCTCTCAATAGTACCATATCCATTCGTGTTCCATTGCTCTGCTTTGGTTACGGAAATCTCATTGAAGACGAACTTAGGTGCTGATATGAACTGACGGGCATAGATGCTGTTCACCTCCATGTCACCCTTTTCATCAATCTGCGCACCATGACCGTAAGGACCTGAGTCAAAATTATTAGTAAGGAGTTTGAAGAGGCTCAGAGTACCGTCAGAAGACCATGCGCCCTTATTGTCGCCAATATCCAAACCTTTAAGAAGCTTCTGTACCTTCTCCCAAGTTACTGTGCCCTTTGCGGTATCATCATTTATCTTCGAAATAAAGTGCTTACTTCCCTCTGCCGCAACCTGATTTTTGACCTGTGTAGTTGTCAAGCCTGCACCAGTTCCTCCATTTCCGCTTTGGAGCGACGAAATCTGCTGCTGAATCTTTTGGATAGTTCCAACCTCCTTATCCTCGCGAAGAGTTATCTCGTAGGTAGGAATCTTGCCATCTTCTTCCTTGATTGTAAGCTGATCGATGGAAATGGTTCCCCCGATTCCAAGATCAGTATCCTCAAACTCCATCAAGTCTCCGGCTTTGAGCGTATCATGAAGGCTCTTGATAGTCCCGGTTGTATCCTCTTTCGCCTGGTCATGCTGTCTTGCCATGAAAAGCTCGTCAACCTTTGGCTGGTAGACGTATCTGGTATAGTCGTTCTTATCAAGATACGCTATTGCGTATTTGAGAAGCTTCAGTGACGCAGCATTTACATACGAGTCAGGAAGCGTGATACCGGTAAGGACGAAGTGATCTCCCTTCCTGATAGGGTAATCCCTGTATGGAAACCAAAGCTCAAGAGCATCATCCTTGACTCTTTCAATAGTAAGCCTCCATCTTCCGTCAACCTTGGTTGAGGATGCTACCTTGAATGTACGTCCTCCACACATACCGTCCTTCATGGAGATGGAAAAATCATCGTCCTTAAGGTCGTTTATATCGAAGTCGATAGCTTTGTTGAGATAAATATCTACGTTCTTTACTGTTTCGTTATCGCCAAATCTACCGTCATCATCAGGCGCTACCCCCTCGTTAATCTCGTCAACACGAACACCACCGATAACCATTTCTTCAATAGTAGGGTAGATCTCAATGATTCCATTTGTCTTATCATCTGTTTCAAAGAACTGCGATGCCGAACGGAGTCCAATCTGGTCGATATTAATTGAGTCGATATATGGCCTATGAGGGTCTGTAGAGAACTTATGTTTCTTTCCGGTAGGATTCACATACTTTTTATCTGTTTCCGTGAGCGAATCATAGAAGTCACTCAGAGACACATGTGGAAAACCTGGCAACATAAGCCTGTTTACAGCCATGTTGTTTGGAAGATTCTCCGCATATTCCTTCATAGATGAAGGGAATGTCTTGCTGTTTATCCCGGAAACGAAGTACATTTTTGTACTGCCAGCATTAACCTGCGCGATGAATGCATCAAGCTTGCCCTGAGACTCTTCATCTCCATTGTCATTCTGCCCACCCTTGTACTCTGAATAGAACCTGCACTTGCCGGAATCTGATTTTTTTGATACATAGCCTGTAATAACGGTCTGAAAATCAAACGTAGCTTTTACTACCCATCCATTCGTCTGTACATCTGGATTTCCGGCAACGGTATATGTCCTAGGTGTCTTGAAGTATGAATCAATATAATCAAGATCCAGTTCGAGTTCAACATTAGTGCTGGCCTCAACTACTTTAGTGATATTCGCCAAATACTTGACACCGAGGTCCGCATAGTAATGAGAAGGAAGATTTTTCTCCGAGCCATAAGCTCTCAATCTTGTAACTACACTCTGGTCGGAATCAGCATTCTGTTCAATCTCGCAAAGTCCCCTGCCGAGTCCGTACTTGAAGATATGATTGGCCTGTATTCCGGTAGTACCGACATAGATGTTTCTTCCTCTGACGATGAAGTTTATGTCCCATTTCTCGTTCACGAGCGCAAGGGCCTGCCAACAGGTCTGTGAATCCACTGTGATAGACATCGATTCGATGACGTTATCGCTTGTTCCTTCGCCGTACATTGACATCCACTCGCTTTTTTGGCCACCACGCTGCACGGAACGCTCCATGTTCCTGGAGTAAATCTTCCAAAAACCCTTACCAATCTGATCGTCGAGGTTCGCCTGAATCCTGTCAAGCAAATCGTCCAGAGTCTGTACGTAAAATGGGAATTTCGGTAGGGCAGTGTAGTGGAGTTCGTTGTCATTCAATACCACATCGAGGAACTCAGCCCTAGAAAGCTCATCCTGCAATGCGTTGAACTTTACGCTGTCATAAACGAAGCCCTCACCGTAGGTGTCAGGTCTTGCCTGCTTATCTTTGCCCGGCTCGTAGTTGAGCTCAAACCGCTCGCCACGATAGACAATATAGTCGCCTATCTGGAAGTTGATAGGCACTTCATGCTTGAAATTGATAGTCACGAAGCACTCACCCATCCAAGAATCGGAGTATTCCAATCCATGAACGGTTATCTGCTCTCCGTTAACGTCTGTCAGCTTCGAGCCATCCTTATGATAAATATTCCAAGTACTCATGTGTCAGTATTATCCTAAATTTGAAATCCCGCCCTGTGCATCCATGATTGGCTTGATGTCAGTAACAGGGTCGTTAAACTTGAAAGTTATAGAGAGAATAAGCAAGTCCTCGCTGCCCGGATATCTGTATAGGTCCGGATCAATGCTCTTCAGTCTCACATGCTGCCTTCCAATCTTATTGAAGTCGCAGTACATTTTCATCATGCCTGACTTGCGGATGTAATCAATAAAAGCCTTACATTTCTCGTTAGCGCCGAAAGCCTCACCGTGGAACATAAACTTAACCTTATTCTCGTAGGCTGCCATATAAAGTCCATCCTTTCCGATATATTCGTCATCACCATGCTCATCGTGCCACTCCCTTTTCGCTGGTTCCTTGACAGAATCACAAGGCTTGAACGGACTCTCGCTAACGTACATACCGAAGTCGGCGATGGAGTCCTTCACCTCGTTCCCATCGCCTTCCTTCTGCATGTATATCCTGAAATAATCTTTCATACCTAAAATCAACTTTTTATAATTGCAAATATACGAAATAATACATAAATATGCAAGAAATATGTGTATAAATATGCGTTAATTGAACTTAAAGTCGTGTCTATCCCTGATATTGACTGGTCCGGTAGCTTTCACGACTGTTCCTCCGTATTGGTAGACGAAGCACTTTGCGGTATCTTCGCATTCAACATGAAGCTCTGCGCCATCTAACAGATTGACAAACACCCTGGAGAACCCCTTGACCTTCAGGTAAAGTGAAGAGTTGTGTCTTACATATATCTCACCGCTATCCATCCAGTCATAGTTGATGTTTGCTACACACTCTCCATTGAGGATGACAATCTTTGGGTTTTGCAGGTCAACGTTCTCGTCAACATACACACCATGATCATGAATGACATCACCAAAGTATTTCTTCATATCCTTGGTCGAAGGCCAGTTTCTTCCGATACAGAAGTCGATTCCCTTAACAAACTTCTCGACCATCTCATGTTTGGATGAGTTGTCATGCCACTCGGCGGTCCACTGAGCGCAAAGACCCAGTGAAACCGCCTCGTTCTTCATCCTGTCTGATAAATTTCTTTTTTCAAACATAGCTTTTACTTTTAGTTAATCCTTATACTTCTTGCGCCAGTCTCCTTAGTGATTGAGCGCATCCAGCTGTATATCTCGTCAAGTCTACCGTTTCTGTACTCAGCAAGCGTAACGAGTTGATTTATAGATGTAAGCTGAGACCTTGCGATTACGCTTATCTCAGGTAGAACAGATTTAGTTAATTCCGTCAGCTGCTTGAGATTTGCATTATCTTCTGCACAATATAATCTGATGGAATTAAGGTACGATGCGAGAAGACCGATTTCTTCCTCATTAATGCCCTTAATCGAATTGGTCATAGAGGAGCTTCCGTTTTCTCTCAAATCAAGTCCCTTTTCCTTTAGAGCATCGAAGATACCGGTTAACTGAGGAACTACATTTTCGCCAACTTGGTAGAGCTTGTCTGCGAAATCATTCATGTCAGTCTCATCAAGTTTACCCTTTTCATCAAGGATTCCCGTAAGCCATTCGAGAGGTTTTTCAAGTGCTTTCTCCATGATTTTCTGAGATACAATATTCTTCGTAACTTCGCGAACCATTTCCTTGACCTTATTCTTGTAAGCCTCAACCGCATCTTCCCCCTTAGTCCATGCGCTCACAACAGTATCAGTCAGCTGATTTCCCCAGCTCTTCATATCGATAGAGTAAACGTCTTTCAGGAAGTCCTGAGCGAACGTCTTAATCTGCAACTGCATCTCCTTGATTTGCTGATCGTAGTCGGCAATCTTATCCTTGTCCGTCTTTTTCTTATCCTCCTCAGCTTGTCTCTGCTTTCTCAACTCGTCTTCCTGAGCGTGGAGTAGGGCGAGCTGATCTGCGTATGCGGAAGGATTCGTCTCTGTCTTCATCACAGCATCATAGGTCTCCTTGCTGTAGTGACTCGAGTTCTTGCCACCGAAGAAATCCTTGCCCGTATCAGTCTTAGAAAAAGCATCCCAAGCCTTATAGTCATTCTTGATATCGTTGAGCTTTTTAGTCGTATCTGAAGATCTCTCGTAAGAATAGATTCCACCGAGCGTCTTTTCGATAACAGAACTGATATTGCTAGATAGGTTCTTCAATTCATTCAGCTGTCTCTCTGCAAGCTTTATCTGCCTGTCGAGCTTGGCATCATGAGCCTTTGCAAACGCCTTGATAGGAGAGGTAAATATGCCAGTAATACCGGCAAGGATTCCACCAACGTTGCCGGACTCCGCGCTTGTTACCACCTTTGACAGTGAACTTGACATACCAGAGAATGTCTCGAAGAACGCAGAAGCGTCCTGCCAGCCATCAGACTCAGTGTCAGCTCCGAGAAGGGAAGCAGTCTCTTTGATGTCATTGAATGCTTCACTCATTCCCTGCACATTCTGGTCGATAATGCTTACTACGTTAGCAAACTTATCAAGAGACTCTTTTGCTTTTGTTCCGTCCTTAAACAGAATCTCAGCAGCCTTCATCATAGCCTTTCCGCTGGCAATCATGCTGTCACCACGCTTGATGAAGTTTTCGTCTCCCATTTTGAGACCAAGTTCACGAACCTTCTTTCCTTCAGCAATTTTACTTGCTGCGAGGGTCATCTGCTCGCTGGCATCAGAAATCTTCTGCTCAGCCATTCCCTTTAGGCCTCCATTGAGGAAAGTCTTCTTTGGACTCGTCAGCTTCGACAGCTGCTCATCAAGCTGCTTGATTTCCTTGGCGTACTCCCTCGCATCAATGGCTCCGCTTTGTAGAGCCTCATTGATATTCTGCCTGATTCTTGCTCCGATAGTCTGAGCCTTATCCATACCGAGAGACACGATGGCTCCGTAGAAGTTGAGATAATCAGAAGAGTTCTTGAACTTGTCCAGTTTAACCTGACCAATCTCCTTGTCTCTCTGTATCTCATACCTTGCCTTGATACCAGGATTGTCAGTCTTACTGATAAGTTCGTTGTATCTCTCCCTTATCTTCAAGATTTTATCCTCATAATCTTCTGTCTTCTCGATGATGTCGGCAGCATCCTGTAAAGACTTAACGTAGTTTCCACGGAGGAGTTCCGTAATCTTCTTCCACTCTTCGTACTGATCTGGGTTCTTAAGCTTTTTCTTAGCTTCGCCGTCTGTCATACTGAGAGAATCCTGGAGATTAAATATCTCATGGTAGTGAGCGTAATACTCGTCCATAAGAGACTGAACCTTGTCGTCCATCTGAAAAGCATCAACCCATGCAGATTCAGCAAAGAACTTGCTTCCCGTCTTTTCAAGAAGGCTCTTGTATAAATCCCAACGCTCGGACAGCTTGTTCATTGATTCACTGAAATCCGCAGCCTTCTTTTCATACTCCTTTTTATCCTTCTCATCGAAGAGCCACTCTGCGACCTCACGATAGATGGATGTCTGGAACTTCTTTCTCTCTGTGGTATTTATGCTGAATCCTTCAAGGAGAGAATGAACAGCCTTCTGATAGTCGTCAAGATTAAGACCGGTAACCTCTGGGAAGAGATTGTAAGTCTTCTTCTTTGCCTCTTCGTCCGGCATGATGCTCTTGTACTTCTGGTACATCTGTCTTGCAGACTTAAGACTGCTTAGACGCTCCTGTAAACGCTTGAGCTCTATATCTTCTTTGCGACCTGAATTCCCGTGTCTTCCCTTCGGAACCTTATTGGACTTTTTGTCTTGCGGATAGAATTTATAGCCGAGACCTTCCCATGCCGCCTGATTCAAGCTATTGTAGCTTTCCAAAGCCTCATCTCGAAGTGCCTTAGATATCTTGCCGCGTTTGAACTTGTTCTCGCGGTTCTTATACTCGTTGTACCTGTTCTGCAACTCTGTTTGCAGGTTATTATCCGTATTATAGTCGGAAGTTTCATCGAGGTAAGAGTCGAGCATCGCTGCCTGTGATTCTACCTTCGCTTTGCTCTTTCCTTTCTTTGATAGATTTCTGCGCACTCGTTGCTGCATAGGTGTCTTTGGCTTTTCCGTCTTACCACCACCAGCTTTCTTTGGCTGCTTTGCTCCGGCCTCCTGATAGAAGATAGACTTCAAGTACTCCCGAATCTGAGGAACATTCACCTTGCACGCATCGAGCATTCTTTCTATCATGCTCGCAAAGCGCGAAGAATTCCTGTTGCACCACTTCGAAAAATCTGCGCCGAATAGATTAAATGATTTCTTAAGGAAGCTAATTATTCTAGGAATATTTTTCTTGGCGATATCATTTATCTGATCACTAACCTTGTTGGCCCTTATTCCTATTTTATAAATGCTATTTGCAATATCATTGCTTCCGTTACTTGACTTCAAAACGAAAGAATCCCAGTTTG